TGAATTGATAACGTGCGCAAAAGTAATCATTTCGCAACAGAAGTCAAGCAGAAAAGCAGAGAGTTTTTTGATACCCCCCTGCTAATCCATACAATTTTAACTTATTTACTTGTTAGCCTATTGAGATTGGCTGGTATAAAGCACTCAAACACTTTTTTTCGTCAGAATACCAGTAAAACTTCTGTCATCACCTAATATTATTAAATTCGTTGCCCACTTTTATTTCGTTTGACTATAGTGAGACGATATAAATTTTGAATGATAGTAAAGCTTACCTTGAGACAAGGCTTAATTAGTTGATTATTAGTAGTATTACAAATTATTTCGATATGGTCGTACATTTACGACATACGAAATAAACTTTGTAAGCAGTGATTTTCCTACTCTTCCGTGTACGGTGAAAATACTCCCTTATTGAGGGGTACACTACATGGATACTAAAAAACAACTAATTATGTCTTATTCATTAAACATTAAAGGTAAAGAGAATCCGAAGGACAAGCAGCTTGTCAAGTTAGAAATGGTATTTTTCCAGACTGGGTATGCTCGTGTATCCAAGGTATTGGATGTTACAGGCGCTTATAAAGATTGGGACAATGAAACTCAAACATTCAAATCCAAGGGTGCGGAATCAGCGGCGAAGAATAAGCTGCTGCTTGAAATGAAAATGCAGTATCTGAGAGTTGTTGAAGAGTGGGAAGCGGCAAACGAATCCTGGTCACCCGTCCAATGGTCACACTGCCTTGATAATACAAAAACTATCAAGCGAGATGAGCCTAAAGTAATAACTGTCGATAAATGGCTGCAAGACTACATCGAGACGTGCCGTAAAACAGAACGGGTTAAGAACGGGAATATACTCACTTGTTCCCAAAATGCTAAGAATTTGCATTATTTCAGACTGCAATTAGAACGCTTTACTCTTGAACAGTACGGGAAGAGTTTTTCCACATATTTCTTTCAAGACATAACGGAACAGTTCGTTAAAGATTACGTTTCTTATTTGGAGAAGGAAGGTATGAAGAAAGGCAATAAAAGTGGACTATGTACTAAGTTGAGAATGTTACGAGGCGTCTGTTCCAATGCGAGAAAGGTGGATATACCTGGGGCTAAAATATCCCAGTTTGCCTGCGTTAAGGAAAAGATGGTTTGGGATAATGTTATCCCGAAAACAATTCCATTCTCTGTATTCCAGCAAATAGAGAATATAGACCGTGACTATTTTACCGAGGAAGAACAATTCTACTTGGATTTATACCTCTTTAGTTTTTATGCTGGTGGCATGGGAGACAAGGATGTATGCTATCTTACATGGGAGTGTATTGTTGACGATATGCTTATTTATGAGCGTATGAAAACTCGGAAACAAGCAAAAATGGTATTAACAGACAAGGCACTCAATATTATCAATAAATATAAGGATAAGAGCTACGGTAACTTTGTTTTCCCAATCTTGCAAGAAAAGCATGTGACTGAAAAGCAAAGGGATTCTCGGATTGTCGCCATCCAAAAAAAAGTCAACGCAGTCCTTGATCGTGTGCGCGGTATGGTAATGTTTAAGGATAAAATTACATGGTATTCGGCAAGAGGGACGTTCATTACAAAGATGGACGAGGCCGGTTTCTCAACCTTGACCATCGCAGAATTTGCCGGTAACAGCGTTCAGGCGATCCAAAAGCATTATTTCAAGAATACCAAGCGGGACGAAATTCGCAGGACTATCAACAATATTATCTGATAAGTTAAGCACATTCACCGCAAGTTAAAGGACATCATATTATTCGGTGTCCTTTATTTTTTTGTCTAAACGTGGAGAGTAAATTGAAAAAACTTATATCTTTGCTTTTGGAAATGGGGAGAAATCCATTTCCAACGTCGTAGTACGTTAACATATTGGATGCAGGAAATCTGACAATTTACTCATAACCCAATAATGTGTTTAACGTTCGTGCCAAGACTATATACCCTCAGTATATAATTCAAATTGGTGCGGGCTTAACTATTATATTGGGTTTGGGCTTTGTCAGAGCCTCCTGCTCCGTAATAGAAGAGTCTCGCACCTTTTTTTACATGGGTGCGATAACATATCGGACCATGGAAAGACCTAAAAATGACACTATCATAACAGTAGTCCGTTCAATGCGACGGCAAAATATCTGTGAAAACTTCATTGTGCTGCAATCTGTAGTCACACAACTTAACCTCAGGCTTGATTTAGAGGAAGTAGAATTTGACGATGATGATTTCTATTGTTTCCCTATCCTATTACGTCATATCTACAGTGCGCAGATTTATAATAGTAGATTATATATTCTTTGCGATAGTTGTGTATTACATATCATAGATTTGGAGACCAAATATCACTGGTTTAACACTCTGCGGGAACAGCCAGGATTTAATCAGCTGAATCTATGGAAACTACGATTTAAACTATCCCGCTTTTCCGTTATTTACCATAAATATTTTAGTTATATGAAGAAGGAAACATCTTTAGAGCATGATTATATAGAGTTTCTAAAATCACAGCCAGAAACTGAAACAGATGAAAAGTTGAATCCGGAGACCGGAGATTTGATCGCTGATATTCTTTATAATATGGAAAAGGAGAATCTTTTAGGGACTCGTGGAAAAGAAACTGCAATCGAGCTAAAATTGGCAACTGGCACCTATATTTGTTTATTAGATGCAAAGCACAAATTGAAGAGAGTATTTCGGCCAACGACAGATGATAAAAAATAACCCGCCTCATTGAAGTCATGGGCGGGTAGCTTAACGGTTATTTCTTCAGACCATTTACAAATCTTTAGATGGCTTGAAAGCTGGAACATTGCAAGCAGGAATGATGATCGTGGTATTCTTTGAAATGTTACGAGCAGTTTTCTCTGCTCTTTTCTTCACTGTGAAGCGTCCAAAACCTCTAAGGTACACATTTTCTTCTTTTGATAATGAGTCTTTTACAATCTCCATAAAAGCCTCAACGGTTGATAGTACAGACATTTTATCTACTCCAGTACTTTTGCTGATTTGATTTACAATATCTGCTTTTGTCATAAAAGTATACATCTAAAATCAAAATAAGTACGAAAGTTTCTTATATTAGCAATAACTAAAAAAAGATTCCTTTCAAATGGAGAGGTCTATATTATAATATATGCCTATTTTATTAGTGGTTTATAAAGTGGTAACTATTTGTTTCAAATTATTAAAAACATTTACTATCTTTGATGATTATTGATTTAATATACATGAAACATGAAAAAGGCATTCTTATCCCACAGTAGTTCAGACAAAATTCGCTATGTCGAAAAAGTTGCAAAACGTTTAGGACCTAAGGCCATTATTGATTCAATGTGTTTTGAAGATGGCATGAAAAATATGGAAGAAATTGTACGCAATATGGAGCTTTCTGATTTATTTGTTATTTTCATTTCAAGGGCTTCTCTTAATTCAAAATGGGTAAAAACCGAATTACAAATGGCAAGAAAATATGAAAGAGAAGGAGTCATAAGCAGAATCTACCCTATTATTGTTGAACCCAAATTGAGACATGATGACCCAATATTTGCAGAAAACAATTTAGAATGGTTATCTACTGAATACAATCTAAAATATAATGCAAGACCTGCTACTGCTGCAAGAAGGATTACTCAAAGACTAATCGAACTAACATGGGAAGAAGATGCTTTAACCAAGCATGATAAGTTGTTTTTTAGTGGTAGAAACGATTTAATTGGTAGTATTGAAGACCGTTTGAATGATTATGACTTAGCATATCCTGAAGCTATTATTGCATCAGGAATCCCTCATATTGGGCGAAGAAGTTTATTGGCTCATTGCTTTAGGAAATATGGATTATATACCGAATCGTACACACCAAGTAATATTCATCTATCAGGTAGACAGGGGATTGACGACTTTATTTTAGGTATTAATGGACTTGCTATTGCTAGTGAAATTCCCTGTGATAATTTATTGACTAAAAGTAATGAGCAAAAGCTTTTAGAACTAAACGAGGCAATAAACGAAATAGATGAGAGCAAAGACACTATTTTGATAATTGATGATGGAGCTATCGTTCTTAAAAATGGGGAATTATCAGAATGGTTTGAAAAATTATTAGTGAATCAACCAGAAAATACACGTACTCTATTTCAAGTTGTGTCTCGTTTTCGCTTACATAGAAAGGGATGGCTGAATAAACATAAACCATTTGTTTTCGCAGTAGATGTGCCAGAACTAAATGAAAAAGATAGAAAGGGGTTGTTAAAACAAATGCTTGAAAAGAATGGAATGAAGCTTCAATCTGAGCAGTTTAATAATATTTCATCTCAACTTAAAGGATTACCAGAAGAGGTCTTTTATATTATAGAAGTGATTAAAGATAAAGGCGTAGAATATCTCACTAGCCACCTTAGCTTAATTTCAGATTTTCGTTCAGAAAGAATCATTTCCGTAATCAAAGAGATTAGACAGGAAGAACGTGATTTTCAATTCTTAAATTTATTAGCACAATTTCCTTCTTTTAGTTTTGAGTTTCTTTCAAAAATAGAAACAGATGAATCATATAGTATAAAGACTCTGGAAAAATTATCTCTATTAAATATATTAGAATATATAGGTTCTAAAGATTATATGAGGATTAATGATGCTGTTGCAGACTACATTAGTAGACTTCATATCGAAATAATTGACACATATAAAGAAAAAATTGAAGCATTGGCAAATAGTTATGTAAAACAATCAACGTTAGACTTTACAGATTTGTCAGAGTTTTACTTTATTGCTAAAGAAATTTTGTATAGTGGTAAAAATCTGCCTGAACAGTATCTTATTCCTTCTATTTTACTTAACACTATTGCTGATACTTATGAGAGAAAAAGAGATTTTCAGAAAGTTATATTATTATCAGAAAGAATATTGGCAAATCGAGAAATCAAAGATCAAAACATATTGAGAGAAACTCGTTATTGGTTATGTCTAGCTTTGGCAAGAGAAAGGAACTCTGATCGTTTTTTTGAAGAACTTCATGATTTCGACAATACAGAAAAAAACTTCTTATTAGGATTTTATCATAGATTAATGGGGAATATTGACATTTCAATTGATTATATTCTTAAATCCTTGGAGCATCGCCCAAATTTTAAAAGGGCGAAAAGCGAGCTTGTAAATGCATATATTTCAAACGAAGATTATGCTTCTGCCATTGATATGGCTGAAGAGGCTTATGAATATGCCAAAAACAATCCTTATAATATTCACAATTATCTTAGATGCTTAATAATAACAAGATCTAATGAGCAAGAGTTAATAGATCGGTTATTGGAAGAATTAAAAGTAATAAATACAGAAAAATCCAATGAAATGTATTTGTTGACTAAAGCTAGATTTTTATCTATATCTTTGGATAAAAAAGCGTATGATTTAATAAATGAAGCTTTGAGTTGCTATAAAGATAGTTTTTATCCAATTTTAGCTATGCTTGAAATCTCTGAAAGATTTAAGGATGTAGAATCATTAGAGAAATATTTAAAAGAATTAGAAAAAATGTCTTTAAGAAGAATATGGCTAAGTAAAACCGTTCAACTTTGGCGTCAAAGATTAAAAGATTTAAGAAATATCAAACGTTAATTTTTATGCTTAAGAAGTTGCATTTAAACTTGTAAGTGCAACTTCTTTAAGTTATAAAATATAGCTTTATCTATAACTCTGTAAATTATTAAAATATATTTCAGGTTAGCCACGGATTCTTATACGGGTCATAGTCAGTCTGGAATGTAGCGAGTTGCCAGTCCATTACCGGTTTCTTATCCTCTGCCAACCGACGGGGTATCTGAGGATTGAGACGTAGCTTTGCTGCATCATTCAGCCATTTCATAGAATCCTCATAGTCTCGCAGCCTGACAACACTCACGTTGTTAGGGGCAATCAACTTGGTGAGTTCATAAACAGCCAATCTAAGCATGTGCTTTTTCAAATTGTAATTTCGTGGATCATGTAGCGATAAGTTTTTTCCTACTTCCGGCACATCTGAATTAACGTCAAGTTCCGGATAGAACACCTTTTCTTCATAAACGACATACTCATGCCCGTTCAATTCATATTCATTATAATTGGAATCATAATCAGCTATCGCTCCCCAGTCCTTACTCTTTAACGGTGTGATATTATTGTCGAAGTTTTCGAGGCTCATCAATGTGTAGAATCCTCCTTCGAAACGAACTACATCCCACAGGTTGTATTTTACCGGTTCCCAATCAAAATGATGCGCTTCCAACCAGCCATTAACAAGAGGAATTCTTATATTATCGAATTTATACCCGTTATCCTGAAGGCACATATACAGGATGTCATTATACTTCACAATATTGCCTTTGTAGTAGGTTCCGAACTGGGAATAGTTACTTATCGTGTCCATATCCAAGTTAGTGTCCAGATGTTCTTCCCAGTACTCAACCAATGAAGGCGCTTTGTAGCCGCTGATTGATTGTGTTACCTCATATATTCTATTCTCCAAATAAATGTGTGCTCCAACTGGAAAAGTGATACGTCTGTCATATTCTGCAATATACTTTCCCCGGTTCAGTTCTTGCACTACTTCATAATTCTCGCTCAGGTATTCCACGATACTCATCTCAGCCGCCTCTTCTGCCTGGATGAAGCGTTCGGAATCATTGCGGGTAATCTGGGAAAGAGCCTCTGGTGTGAGAAGGCTCAGGTAATCGGAATCATTAAGAAATCGTCTATACATATTAATCGTTTTAGTAGTTAAATCCTTCTGAAATAGTTGCAGTAGAAAGGATGCTTCCGCTATCGTCACCACTCTTGAACTTATACCATGCATCTCTAAGGTAATAGCAAAGTAAATAATCAAGGCAGTCGGACAAGTGCCCGTACTTTTCATACTTCACCCCAGTCTTGCTGTCAGTAACTTTAGGCTTTCCTTTGGTTCCATCCTCATTCTTTAGCTGGTAGATTAAGTCTTGAGTAAGTTTCCGGCAACGCAGGTCAATCATTATCTCCCAACCATTGTACCCTTTGAAAACCTCATTCACAAATTCACATCTCGGTGCCTGTGGTGGTTGTTTCTTCAATAGCTTAATCTTTGGTCGAAGTATCCCTTTACCCAACGTCTCATTTATAATCGTATAGTTATTAACGCCGTCCTCGTTAGTGGTGGAACGTTGAAGTCCGGCTGGGTCGCCTGTTATATCCAATCCACCGACGTGCTTTTGGCGGTACATCTTCTTTTTGATTTTTCGGGCAAGTGACGGAGTGTTGTTTTCTTTATCCTCTGCCTTTCCCAGCATCTCTTCAATAATATATACCTTCTTCTTGTCGTAGTCAATCTGAACCAGCAGAGTGGACATGTAAGGTGCGACGTTGAAGTCCCACACAACAATCAGCGGCTTAGTTGGGTCATATACCTTTTCTTTCAGTCCAGTAATCAAATGCTTGGTTCCATCGAATTGATTGTAGAGTGCCATGTCATTCGCCTCAACAAAGTCCCAATTGCCATAAAGTAATCGTTCTTTTGTTGCCTGATCGCTGATTTTATTCAATGCTGCCTCGTAGGTTTGTCGGAAGGCTATATCCGGATTGTCAAAGACACTGAAGGGAACATAAAACTCACCTTCCCGTGTAACCACTTTATCGCCATTTTCGTCTTGCACAAAGCGGCTTCTTACCCAGTTGGTCGTAGGATTTGTTGTTAGTAGCATTTTGGATACTTTGAATGTTTCATGTGTTTTCCAGCGTATTCGAGAGAATAATACTTCGATTGCTTTTTGGCTGATTTCCGACACTTCATCAACTGCAACCAGGCTGATTTCGATACTTCCAAATCGCTCAAAATTAGGGTCAGAAGGTAAATCAGCTAAGTCAAGCATTATTATTACCGAATCATTCCAAAAACGTAAAGTTCCAGCTACGCTATTAATATGATAATTCACATCTTCAATAAGTCCCCAGCTTTTAATAATCGCACGTATAGTATTCCAAGTACTCTCTTTTAATGACTTTAGTGTCTTTCGGGCTACTATGGCGCGAATATCTGAAAATCGAATACAACTACTTACAAGCCAAACACTTGCAAGGTAACTTTTGCCTCCCATGCAAAGTTATTACTTTCACCACATTTCGCTACGATGTGACCGCTTTCGCTGCTACATGTTTCCATGCAGATAAGACTATATCTTCATCCTTAGTGGTCTAAGGAGTCTCTCATTTCCAATCGCTTGATTGTACTCCTTTCGGATAGTCGTTGAACTTTCCGGTTTCCCGGCTTAGCTGCTGATTGTCTTCACCTCTCAGTGGTCAGAGTTCCCAGCAATTAAAGAGATTGTTTTCTATGCATTACTGTATAGGCTGGCAGAGGAATCGTTTACCAGCGGCACCACCGCCCAAAACGAGCTGTGGTATATTGGAATTACCGCACTTAATACAGTGTGGCTTATACTTAGGGTTGTGATTGGTGTCGTAGCCTATCAGCTTTTGTTCAATTTCGCCTCCGCAGACCGGACATTCAGGCTGGAGTAGTTTCCATAATTCGTATTGTTTAGGTGAAGGCTTAAAGTCGATGTGAAGGCCCTTTGGCGGGATTAACTTTTTACTTGCCATTTATAATTTCAATTGTGATGTGTTTTTCTTTTGAAAGAATAGCGTTCAACTTGTCGGAGGTGACACGTGACTCTGTTACCTTGCCCTTGATGGTGTTATTCCCACAAATCAAACAGCCGGCTGAATCTACTGCCGTGGTGCCACTATGAATGAGAATCCCAATGAAGTGAGGAACATTATGTAGAAGTGGTAATTTTCGCTTGAATCGTGGGCTGTACTCCATTGTTACCTTGTAGGTTCCGGCTGGAATGGCAGTCTCCGCATAAACTTTCCCTTTGCATTTGCAGGATTGTCCTTTGGAAGTAAAAGGACAAGTGACCGGAAGTTCTCTTACCTCGTCTTCAATGGTATTACAGAAGAACTTCCCGTCAATGAATAAGTCTCCGATGGTGTATTTGTCACCAAGAAATTTGCGTTTCAGTGTGAGTTTCATAGTTGTTGTAGTTTAGATTACATATCGAAGTATAGGGAAAAACACGCAGAAAGAGGTTTTACATGAAAAAAGAACAGAATACAATTAAAATATTATTATTTTTGTACTAAAAGAAAATCTAATATGAGAGATACTATTTTTATAAAAGTTCCTAATACAGAGTTTTATGTCTTTAGACCTGAAGCACTAATGAAACTACATGAAGTTGAATCAGTTTTATCTTCAATTAAAAAGGCTTCCCCCTCTGATGAGACAACCTTAATTTCGGAAGAAATAGCTATTGAACAATACAATGAGGCGATAATTAATTATCTAAAATGGTTTGTTTCATACACATCATCAATATTTCCTGTTGGAAAATCGTTTAATACAGATTGCATTGCATCATGTGTTTTCCCCAAAAAAGATTCTCTTACAAAGCATCAGTTTAAAGAATATATTCATAAAAGCATTTATTTAGAAAAAGAGTATATAGAGTATCTTATTCCAGAAATTACAAAATCAAATATAAAGCGCTTTGAGCATACCATAAAGGATATTTTGACTGATACAGAATGGTTATTGACCCAGTATGAAGTCATTTATAAGGGTAATAATATTGCCGTTTATCGAACTTATGGTAGTAGAAAGAGTTTGTCTGTGTCAGATATATATTCAGCTGCTTGCGAACTATTTACCATAGAGTCTATACCTGATATAGAACGATTGTATTTACGAGATTTAAAGCCCTTTGTCATGTTCCAGATTAGACTTATGTTAGAAAAGATGGGACGTAACCTTATTGGTTATACCTCTATAAAAGATGATAAAGGGGATGAAATAAAGAAGTTCACACAAGTTGCTTGGGATTTCATTCGAAAGAATAACGATAGAAAGATTTGGAAAATAGATTTTCCCTGTAATTTAGCAACTATACTGGCTATTCACGATTGGGCTAATAAATTTGTGCATACAAGCTATATATACAATAACTATATACAGTTTTTTGCTCTAAAAGTAATGGGTGAATTATTGGCTCCTCCTAAAGAACCAATTCAAATATATACGGGTAGAGTATATGAACGTTATCTGGATTATGGAGTAATAAAGATTCATCATTATAATTCACTTAAGGAAGATTTTGAGAAGTACATAAAAGATAAAATGTCTTCGGCTAATGTGGAATGGTTCTCTAATCTTAAAGATGTAGGAGCATATATAATAAGTTTAGAATAAGTAATTTGTCTCATTCAATGCATGTAAAAAATGGTTAAATGTAAGTTGTGTTTAATAAAAGAAGCGAATCAATTAGGCTCACATATAACATCTGCATTTCTTTTGTCATCACAAATCGGCAAACGGAATGAAGAAAAAGGATTTACTATCTCAACTGATTCTAATCAGAATTATGGCCAAAATGTGGGAGCTGAAGATATTAAAGAAGATAATATTTTATGCTCTGATTGCGAAAAGAGACTCAGCAAAATAGAATCAATCTATGCCTCTGCTATCACTCAGAAAATAGAAAAAAAAGAATTTGAACAGAATTTTGAAAGAAAAGATTGGGATAATGGGAATTATAGCCTTTACTCGAAAAGATTGGATACTATTGTTTTTCATTTATTCCATCAATCTGTCGTGTGGAGAGCGTCTATATCAACCCGACCACTCTATAATCATTTTAAGTTGGCACCAGAATTAGAAGAAAGAATGCGTTTCAACTTAGATTTATTTCTACCTCCTTATCTAAATTCGCAGCCGATTCTAACTGAAAAAGCATGGAATGAAATGATAAAAAAATGTAAGGACTTATTTGATTTCATTCCTATAGCTGTTGTAAAAGCCGAAAATATAAATAATAAAGAAATGACTTATGATTTTTTCGACAATCTATCTAAAGAGCCTTATCATTCAATAATCAATGAATATTTCATTTTTGTATTTACTGATGACTTAGTTTGGAAGGATAACTATTTCGATATGAGAGATGAATTTGCTCATGGCAATATTATTAACAAAGATTATTCTATACCAATTATTGGCGTTATAAGTAATGAGAAATATTTTCGAGTTATAGAGAAAATTACTGAAGAGATGACAGCACAACTTCTATACAACACCCAGGTTCAATGTTTAACCGAACTGAAGCAATCAGGTATTCCTATTTCGAGTAACGCTTTAGAAGAATGTATCATACGAAAAATCAATGAACAAAGAAAAGGGCTCCCTGAATGACTAAATAATAAACGTACAATTGTGATAAGATAAAGGATCTCAAAAGCCCCAAAGTATTTTACTTCAGGGCTTTTCACCTATTTATAATTTCTCATCTTCCGTCTCAACTCCCGCAATGTATCACTATAAGACCGCTTTACGATGTTACCGTCATAAACAGACTTGGCATAATACTTATTGATATGCCTATTGTAGTACGGAACGCTGTAACCGTTGAGCCACCTTGCATCGAATAGCTGATGCTCGTAGCAATTTATTTCTGCCATTAGATAATGAATTTACTGATTTCTTCGATTTGTCGTCCCGCTTTGGCTTTCATGTCTTCCAGTTCTTCGTTCTCGCTTGTCAGCTTCTGAACTTTAGCATGGTTCTTTTCAACTTTAGCAGTGATGTCCGCTTGAATGTCTTTCAACTTTTCGACTGTTACTGTGAATACTCGGTTTGCACCTTCGATTTTGGTTTGGAATGATTTTCTGAACATAGCAATTGAGTTTTTTATTAAAATTAGTAAGTGCCTGCTGTTTTAGGGCGTCCCTAAGTGTCAATGAGTTATAATTGGGAAATAATGGTTATATCTTTCCTTCTCTGTTAAGTTGATGAATAAATGCCCTTCCCGTTTCAGTCCATTTGCTTTTTACAATCGAATAAGTAGTTCCCTTACAAGTTTCTATAAGAACAGGCACCAACTTCGTGAAGTAACAGTTTTCGTATTTAGCATAAAGAAGCCATGTATTACCTTGTTTATATTGTATCCCCAATGCTTTAAGACGTTTGTTCAGCTTACGTCCATTCAATCCCAATCCTTTTGCAATTTGATTGGTTGAATAGCTTGTTCCATAATCCAGAGCTTCATGGGCATATTCAACGATAGGCTGCAATTGAGCTAGCAATACGTCTTTTTGTGTATTCTCTATTAGGAGCTTTTCGTTTTCTTTAGCCAGCCTTTCCACTGAAGCTTGAAGAACCCGCTGTCCTCTTTCAGTAAGAGTTTCAGGTGTGTCTCCTTTTTTAATAACTATGTATCCTCCGTTCTTTAACGTGTTAGGTACAAGATCATCAAATACCCAACTCTCAAACTTTACTGCGTTAGGTAATTTACTACCTGCAATTAGTCTATAAAGATTTCCGGTACTAATAAATTTCATCGGTACGTATTGAGATACTGGTGTTCCGTCTGCCTTTTTCCCTGTAAGTACCCCTACGTCGCAAATTGCGACCCCGGTTGATTTACAATGCTTTGCTACTGCATCTCGTGGATTTGCATATCCGAGCGATCTTGCTACATCAGTTGCGGCAAATAATATATTGCCATCTTTTTCGATGGTACGAATCTGGCCGAAGTCAGGATTGTTGAAAATTTGTAGTTGTTCCATAAGATTAATTCTTTAGGTTAATGAATTCCGTATACTTGATTTCGACATACGGATTGTCGCTTGAAATAGTCTGGTGTATTGCTTTTACTCTCCACCGCCACCAGAGGAAACGGTGTTTGTATTCTACCCAGAAAGCCTGATGCAGATGCACCGGCAAATGGATGTTCCCTTTCAGATGATTGTCTTCGATGATACCGTCCAGCTTAATGTATGGCGTATCCATTTTCACTGCCTTTACAATAACTTTCACGGTATCTCTGATAACAGTCGTATCTTTCACCATAGCGTCTACCGGAGCATTGACTTCTACATCGTGTCTTCCGACAGCTTCCAGGTCTTTGATGCGCACGCCCATTTTCTTGATTGTCACAGCATCTTCCGCACGGTACTTTTTATACTCATCCAGTGACAGGTTGAGAACCTGAACGGTTGATGACATCATTGCCGAATCAATCCGTACCTGTGTCACATCCGCAAGTAATGCCCGGGTATTGCTTTGGTAGGTGTCCCTTTCTTCTTTCATCCTGCTGCCCCAGTTATATAAGGTGTACGTTGTCACCCCTAATCCCAGGGCGAGCAGGAGAAGAACTTTGTTGAAGCTAATCTTCATCATCTATGGATTCCTGTGGAATGAACCAGTCTACTTCTTCCAGATAGGGTTCGGTCAGTTCTACCATGTACCCCTTGTTTATTCGTCCGATGGATGTGAGGTCTTGGATAATAGTAGCTTCCTTACCAATTAGCATATCCAGCCGCATCAGTGAAAGTGCTTCGGAAGGCTTTATATTTATAATAGTGCCTATTTTCATAATCAATTATTTTCGTTGGGTTATAGTTTTAATTATTTGAATAATAAGTCATATTCCTCTTTTCGTCTTCGTTGCAAAGACCGGACAACCTTGCCCTTGTACATTCTGAAAGACAGATACTCTTCTTTGATATTCCTGTCACCCGCTTCCAGCTTCCGAACCAGTTTACTACGAATTACCTTGCTTTCTCCAACATTAAAGGCAAGTACTCCAAGTAAAAGGGAGTCAGCTCCAAAGCGCCGGAAGACAGCACATTTCTTTTTCAGGTCACTGCGCAGAAGAGAATCCGCAAAACTTTCCGATATATCAGAGCCAAAAGTATCCGTCGGCAATAGTCTATGCCCGTAGCCGACATAAGGCTGATCGCGTGCATGGTGCCAACCTTCATACTTTTTAATCAGTTGCACGGCATCTTCAAATAAATCTGTCGAGTTAGCGTGCAGGGAGAAAAAGAGCCAGGCTGTTACAAACCATATCCTCATTTCATGCTTTTTAGAAGTTCCTTAATATCTGTGCGCATTTCTTTCAAGTCAGAGCGCATGGATGTAAACTGTGTCATTGTAGCCTCGAATACTGCTTTGTCGAGCTTAATGGCGTCAATTTTTTCGTACTGGTCTTGGATTTTGAGTTCCAGTGCGGAGCATTTGACTGTCAATTCATTAATCTTTTGAGTGTTGTTCACGTGCTGCATATACATCGTCACCACGAATGAGAGCACGATAGCTAACGTCTTGAAGTTGTTTAATACAAATTCTCTGATCTGTGTCATTAGTAAGATTTAGGTTAAGGTGGATTAGGGTTATTAAATAAGATTGCAAAAGCATCCGTTATTGCTCGGATAAGTCCTTCGGCAGCCTGGGAGTCTTCCAATCCATAAAGTACAAGTCCGACAAGTAGCATCATATAGACTATCCATTGAATTTTCCGGTAATCAACTTTCATCTTCATCTTCTTTAGAAATTTGTACCGGTACTGGAACGACCACATTAAATGTTACACTGGTGCTTGCTTCATTCTTACCTTTAGATTCACCCGAATGTTTTACCGGATAAATGTCCATGAGTGTTCTCGCCGCATTGACGGATACCGCCCGTAAAGGTGCCGGTGAGAGTTTGATTCCGAACTTGTCCGTATACGAAGCATCTGCCGTCTCTTCCATGACCGCCTTTAATGTTTCGGTAATCTGGAGTTTCATGGCAATCGTTTCTGTCTCATCATCCACTTCTTGTACCAATTCCTTGATGCGTGCCGTTACCTGCGGGCGACCAAACACCTTATATGCTACAGCATACGCTTTGGGCGATTCATCCTTGAACACTTCCCGGTAACAGGGTGTACGCTTTCCGGCGAATTTCATGCCTCCGTTTATAAAGAGCTGGCAGAGCTGTTCTTCCTGTGCGGTCAGCGGTAGTTTTTTGATTTCTTTTTCCATAATATTTAGAGTAAGAAGTCCGGTGCAAAAGTCCGGACTTCAGTGCTTTATCCAAGTATAGGAGTCACGTCGTCTCTTTGGGTTGTAAGATTGCAGGATTTTTTTGAATTAATTCTTCCATCAGTGCCTCGTAAAAGACATTTGCTAAAGCATCCGCACAGTTCTCAGCATCCGATAGTGAATTTATTATCCTCATATTGAATGAGATAGATAAATCATATCCCGAAATGGTTGCCATCAACTCATTACCGTCATAATTCAGTACGCCATACAGCATTTTTTCTGACGGTTTGAATGAAACCGTCTTTTCTTCCTCTTCCATTGCTTAGATTTTAAAGTGTAACCGGGTCTTTTCCGCTCTCTGTAAATTTGCACCACTGACGTTATTATTTCTCAAACGGTTGGAACAAACGATAGCCACATTCAATGTTGCAGTGACATCCGCGCCCGCATCGTGCGCATCATCCAACTCGATACCCAGCCTTTCAGCTATCAGTTCAAGTTTATAGGATGTCATCGTCGGGTCACCAGCAAAAGCGAGCCTTCCCAAATCAATGGTATCAATGTATTTAGGTTGAAAGTTTCCATGGAAATCATAGCTTCCGGCAAAGACTTTCTCAAACTCCTTCATCAGTCCGGCATAGCACATTAACTGCTGTACAAAACCGATATCGAAGGTGATGTTCTGCCCGATAAGTACAGGTTTCGTTTGCTTGCCACCCGTAAGTGTTGCTTTTTTGCCGAAGTCTATAACGTCACGGGCAATCTCTTTCAGGTCTGCACCTTGGTTATATAAAGTGTCCATTGTGATTCCTGAATAGGTAAGCGCTTCTTCCTGGTATTCCATCAGCCTGAGTTCTTCCTGTTCCAGTTCCTGCTTGGTTCGGAGTACTTTTCGTTTGGGTGTCCCGCCGATGTCCTGCTTTGGGTACGGCTTGAAATATTTCACATAACTGTCAAATATCTCCCATGTATCAAAGCGTACTGCCTGCATAGCCAGCTGTGTACAAGCATGTTTCACGCAATCCAGGCCGGATGTCTCGAAGTCGAGTCCTACGCCGGTATATATCTTAGGTTCATTTTTGTGTGCTGCCATCTTCTTGATTTTCTTGTTTTTCTTGATTTTCTGATGATTGGTTAAGTGGAAATAGCCGGGAAGTCTTGTAAGTATTCAAACTGTTTCCTCCGCTATAGTCATTGTATCTGACGATAGCCGATACGATGACAATCTTGCCTTTGATGTCCCGGAGTTCCGCCCTGTTTTCCACATAGAAGTCGTTCCAACATACGAGCTTTATCAGATCGTTGTTTTGCTGGAGATGCAGTTTACAGATGTGCTTCTTTTCTCCTGTTTTCTTGTCCTTATAGGACATTTCTTCCATTTCCGTTACGGTAGCGCAAAGGGCGATTTTCTTTCCTTCGCTCTCAGACTGGAGCGCATTACGGACGGTAGAATACGATGCCCTTCCTCTGAACTGGTGACGGCAATAGGAGTTGTCGAATATCCGCTTGTAATCAATCTGTCCTATTCCGCAGACATCTATCTGCTGCATACTCCAGAAGTAGTGTTGATTAATCAGATGGTCGGGATAGTCTTCAGTGGGAATCTTGAATCCCAGTTCCGTAGCTGCCTTATCCAGTATCGAACACCTTTCCACAACCGCACTGATATTGCTTACCTTATCGAAGCAACCGGCAAGAATCAGGTTCTTTACATGGCGGGCATTAACGGGTACTCGAACGGCTTCCTGCTCATTATCCGCATCATCCCAGTATTCATACCTCTTCAGCTTGTATTTGAATATACGATGTACGAAATTCTCTACCGACTTGAACGGACCACCTTTTGTGCGCTCGTTAATGATGTACTGCACCGCTTTGGTACCCAGCATCTTTATTTTCCCCAGCGACCAAAATATTTCGTTCGTCTGGTAATCCGTGAAGAACTTTTCAGCGGAAATGTTGATGTCAGGTGGCACTACTTTCGCAGAGCTACATTCTTCCATTTCCGACATGATAAGCGGGAGTTCCTTGTCATCTGCCCATTGCAATGCGATAGTGTAGAAGGCGGTGGAATAATTCGCTTTCAGCCAAGCACCGACATAACTTGTAATTGCATAGGCAGTGGCGTGGCTAAAATTAAATAAATATTTACAACCCAATTCTATCATATCCCAGATAAGTACAGCATCTTCTTTTGGACATCCATTTATATCAGCACCTTGCATGAATTTATCTTTCATTGCATGTATCTTATCTGCTTTCTTTTTGGAGATATATTTTACGAGATTAATTCCTTCCCCAAGACTGAATCCACCTACTTCCCGTGCTATCTGGGCCAGCTGTTCTTGCCCTACCAAAACACCGTAAGTCGAGTGTAGTGCATTATAAGTCCCCCATAGATACACCGGAGCCACATTACCTTTCTTGCAATCCAGGTACTTTTGCGTTGAACCTGATTCCAATGTAGCCGGACGATACAAAGCGTTGGCAGCGATCAAATCATTGATGCAGTCAGGTTTCATGTCCATAAGGAATTTGGTCATTCCCATAGAACTGAACTGAAAAACATTTTGAGTAAACCCTTTGGATAGCATCCGATAAGTTTTCTCGTCATCCAATCCACTACGTACAAGTCCTTCAAAAGAGATGCCGGCATTATAGACACGGTTGCTCTCATCTATGACCGATTGTATCTTAGCAAGTTCTTTAATACCCAGGCAGTCATTCTTCAGCAACCCTGTTTCATCAATGGAATATCCGTCCAACTCCGATACCAGAATATCGTCCACTTTCTTAATAGGCGTATAGTCGAAGCACTCCATATCCTCACCATCTTTCGATTCGGGAGTTACAATGATTGCCGATGCATGTACGGAAGCCGAACGCGGTTGTCCCATGAGTCCCCGAATATCCTCGATCACCTGTGGGTAGTCCTGAACGAACTTGTTTACTTTCTTATTGGTTGCCGCCAGCTTAAATAAGTCCGTCCAACTCATGTTGTCATCCTCGAAAATAGCCGTGATATAATTTACATAGCTGACAGGAACTTTATATACCCTGCACACGTCTTTGAGTACTGCTTTGAGCTTCATGGTGGAATATGTCCCGGCGGAGAATACACGTTGTTTCCCATTCATATTATAACGTCGTTCCAGGTATTCTTTTACCTCTTGACGCCTGTTTGAAGCAAAGTCTGTATCAATATCCGGAAGACTTCCGCCGTCTCCCTGCCTGAACCCGCTGCCGGTCAGGCAATCCAATGCCTGAACCGGTACTTGCGTCTGTTTAAATAACACACTCTCAACAATCATAAACTGTCTCATTAAGTGTGAATACCAAATCCCTGTTATCAAAGATGATGTCGTCTCCCAACTTCAATTCATCAGCATACACAACCATGCTGTGTCCTTCACGCATCACCCGAAGTTTTGCATCCTTGTCAAAGACATACGCCTTACCGTTGGCTAACGTAGCCTGAACAATCTTTGTAGATTCCAATCCGCCGACAATAATCGTTACCTCATCCGGATAAAGCCCCGCACGTTCGGGCAGAAGGAAACGTTCGAAAATCAAGTCGTATTTAATCGGGTCAATCAATGTAATTCCCAACAGATACAGTACCAAAGAACCACCGGCAGAACCACGACCGCAACCTACAAGAATACCATTCTCACGTGCCCAGTTCACCGTATCATACTGATTCAGAATATAGTCTACATTATTGGTCGATTCAAGGATATAGACCTCGTAATCCAGTCGTTTACGATACTCATCTTCAAGTCCGGCGGGAACCAGTTTCTTGAATCCTTCCTCCAGCAACTCAAGAAACATCCGGTGCCTGTTACCATACCTCTGTTTTTCCATTGGTGTCATATCATACTGCGGCATAAAGTTCCTGTCCGTCTCATAGTGAGCAGTCGCCCCTTCAGCAATCTCAACGGTATGAGCGCACATCCTTTCAAACAGTCGGTCCAATTCCCATTTATTTCCGTCAAACAAGGAACAGAATGTTGCGTAATGCTCGTCTATATCCTTGAAGTATTGGTCGTCGCTTTGTTCGTGTGCCGCTCCGGAAGCTATTTTATTCAGTATAATCTTGTTGCGTGCGTCATCTTTGTCCAAATAATAAGTATCACAAAGCAGTATGGGCTCTATCAGAAAAGTACCCGTTTGAGCCTCATAGAAATTGTCAAAGAAGAACTTAGTCGCCTTCAATACCTCGACATCAATACGTTCGGCTTTGTATTCATTCAAATCTACCTGATAGAAAACCTGTCTAAATGCGATTTTCATAGCCTGGAGAATATGAGCGTTCTTTTTCATCCAATAGGAAGCAAGTTTTCCCAGCACCAACACATTGCCTTCCCCATGGGTAAGCAGCCCTTGAAGAGAAAGCGTCCGGTTATCGGAATCCACCATGATTTCCTTCTGGATTCTGAGTAGGTTTCTCATTCCCCGCTGGGTTTGCGCATAGACTTTCATCTCCACAATTTCTCCTTCATGCTCCAACTCCAGCGTATAGCCGAAAATATGCTTCATCTCATAATTGGCACATTCTTTTTGCAGATTAAGTGTGGCCGCCATTGTATTCCTGTCACATATTCCCAGTGCCGTATGTCCCAGATACCTGGCTTTTCGTACCCAGTCAGTTATATTTCCGCTACCGTTCAATAATTCAAAAGGTGTATGCACGCCCAAATTGACAAACGGCACATTCATATTGCAGGGTTGCCGTATCCCTGTATATTTGAGAATATTAAATCTGAATTCTTCTTTGAGGTTAAAATAGTACCAGTTATCCCCGAACGGGAACGCCACATGAAATATCCCCTCGGCAACCAGTACCTCTGGGTTTTCCATCAGGTTAAACTGAAGATGTTCCTCTGTGCCCCGGAACACTGACCTCACCTCCGTCAGGTCAGCCACATAGAGTTTTCCCAATCCTTCCATTTCCACCACTTCATTATCAATCTGCCTAAACGAAATTTTGTTGGCTTCCAACCATACGATCAATTCTTTCATTCTTGAACTTTTAAAAGTCTATACTCGGCGGGAGTCCTCAATCGGTAAGAGAATATGCCGTAAATCTCTTCAATCCCGAGGTCTTCCCAATCTTTTCCTGCATCCGGTATGTCGGCAATAAATACCCGGAAGTAAGCGTTCAATTCACCGGCTGTCTTCTTTATGGCTTCAACAGCGTCTCCGTCGTATCCTAATATTACGGTTCTTACCCCTTTGCATTGCAGTTTGTAAATCTGCGCGCGGGAAATCTTCTTTCCGAAGGTGGCGACCGCGGCCACATGCTCATTGTCATAGATTTCCAGTTTTCTTGTCAATGCTATCACGTCGAAAATGCCCTCCGTGATAATTACCGTATCCGTAACTCCTTCCTTTACCGCATCATAGTTATAGAGCAACTTTACGAAGTCGTTCTCCGTCGAGTTCCTAAAGCGCAGTATCCGGTATCCGCCCTTGCGCCTTACCCGGCTGTTATGCCTGTCTATCTCACCCTTACTCCAGGTATGCCGTGATACGTAGCCCACCACATCACCCTCATCAATAATGGGAAAGATGACATACTCATCGTAGCGGAAATTCAGACCCCTTGTCGTTCCCACCTGAAAATACTCGTAGTCATCAAATGTGAATCCGCGGGATTTCAGGTAAGGGTGGGTAAAGCACCGACTGTAAAATTCGGGCAATTCCACTACGTCCAGTGTGTCGTCTATTTCTTCCCCTTCTTCCAGTGGAAACAACAGGTTTGTATCCAGCCGGGTGTCAAGGTCAGTGGTAGGTGCCACCATCAAGTCCTGCCTGCCCAGGAAGTCCAGCAATGCTTCCAACGTGTAAGTCGAACATCCGCAACTGAAACAGTGCGACATGAACGGTTTCTTACGTTGCGTCTCCTTGCCTATATAGATACCGTACTTTCCTTTTTTCCCGCAACGGGGGCACCGGGCTATCAGGTTCTTTCCCGCGCCATCCGCCTTTGCATCCAGTTCCTTTGTCAGTTCCCGGATGAGAAATTCCGTATCTTTTGAGGACAGGGATTGTGCCATTTTCGTTTTACCTTTTCAAGTTCATACTCCGCTGCGCGTCATAGAATACCTCATTGTCATAGTCAGTCGCTATCTTCACCGTTTCCCCCTTTTTGAAGAACCTGGCTTTGGCGACATGCAGGCGCATCACGTTTTCTTTTCTTTCCGCCGAGGACTGGTTCATGGAAATCAGGTGCGTACATGGACGTGCGAGTCCTTTGCTTTCCGAGCAGTTGTATTCTGTAAGCACGTTGTTCTCGTCATTCAGCCAATCCCGGTTCTCAATGGTCGCCTGATACGTTACCACCATCCAGACCCTTTCGTCCGCCGCCAGGTCTTTCAGATCGTTTGCCACAGCGATGCGCTTGCTCCGCTCGTGGTCCTCGCCCCAGTTTCTCCGGCTGGCATCCGTCAGCAAGTCCATTGAGTCAATGATTACGATGTCCGGTGAACGGGCATTGAGTTTTCTGTACTCAGCAATCCCGTTCTTGATATCCAGCGTTGAAATACGGCTGTTGAAACGGGGGAAGGAACGTACAGTGATGCTTCCTTTGTATTCCGCTACCTGCTGTTCGAAGTATTTTATCTCCGTATCCGATATCTTTCCACGTTCATAGTAGAAGGCGTTCTTGCTGATAAGTCCTCCCGAATAAGCGTCCAGTGCCTCTTCCTCGCTGCCTTCCAGTTGAAAGTGAAGTACATGCAAACCATCGTCGATATTAGCCCGGATTCCGATATGCTTGGCAAGATGTGATTTGCCTACACCGGTACTGGCAAGAAAACAGGTCAGTTGTCCCCGCAGGTTCCTTCCGCTGTTCATCACATCCAAGTTCGGGATGTAGAACCGGGTGACGGGAGCCAGCGGTGAACTCAGGCTGTCAATGTCCTTCTGCCGGTTCTGGTAGAAGCGCTGGGTGAAAGTCTCCGCCACATTCACAAAGGCAGTGGCTTTCAGGGTAAAGCCTGACAACCACTCTGCGTATTCCTTCAACTTTCCTTCCGCTTCCGGTTGCCTGTTCAGGTTGTACAGCTTGCCTACTTCCGTGTAGGTCATCTGCAAGCGTACCCCCTTGATATAGGCTTCCAGCATATCCAGTAATACTTCCGGATTCTTCTCGCCCTCGCTTTCCTGAAAGGTATTCACCAACTCCATCGTATCGTAGTCGCCATTGAACAATTGGCTGAGCACTGCATAAGACGGTGGTTCCTTATAGTTCCTGTAGTGAGTGGAAACGGCAAGGAGTATTTTCTGGAACGCCCTGTCCGGCAGGTATTCTTTCTTCACGTGCCTTGCCACCACCCCGCAGATCGTTTCCGAACGCAGGGCGGTGGCGAACAGCTCGTAGAGGAACTCCACAGACATCGGATTCATTCCGTCCTTCATTATTTTGCAGACGTTTTAAATTCTTCCACGCGGATACGGTAAAGTTCCGGATAGACCGTACGGGTCCTTTGCTCACAGGCGGCGGCTTTCGGGCAGGCTGTACAAACGGGAGAGAAAGGTGTCCAAAGAAGTGTGGAAGCGCCACAGATGTAATATCCCAGCGTTGTTCCCAGCAACCTCTTCTTCGTCCTGTCCTCGTACCGGGGATAAATGAACTTAGCCTGCGGATGAAAGGTGCGGTCACGTATAAGCTCGCAAAGTAGTTCCCGGCTCAACTCATTCCTGCATAACCACTTGTCCTCGTAATAGCGTACTTCCCGTTTGGATTCGGCATAACGTCTGAGTGCCCTTTTCCCGAAAGAATGGGTCACCCTCCAGTGGTTCTTATATTCCTCCCCGAAATTAGACAGGGCATACACCTGGCAGACACAGAAGTCTACCATGCGTTCTGCATCTGGCTGCCCGGAGCTTTCCAGGTAGGAGATGCAGGAAGCCACGACACGGCGTGCGGCGGAACCTCCGGGAAATGCAAATCCGGGATATACCCGTTTCATCAGGAAGGTGAATACCTTCGTCATCTCATTCGTTTTCTTTTCGTTTTCCATCTCTTGTGAGCATTTCTTTGAGTTTCTTCTTTGCCAGGAAAATCCGGCTTTTGGTCGTTTCAAGATTTCTGGTTTTCAGATTCCCTCTTTGATAAAGAATCTCCATGATCTCTTCCAGTTTATATCCTGCCACTTGCAGCAAAAGGGCTTCACGGTACTTGCGCCCGATTCTTTCCAGCGCTTCCAGCACTTCATCACCGAATAAGTCCTGGTAGTTTTCGAGTGTCACTTCCCCGGCACAGGGAGTATCGGGAAGCTGTTCCATCTTCATCGCCCCCACATCCCCTTCACGGGTGAACCGGTTGTTCTTCCTTTCCAGGTCGGCCAGCATCCTGACGGTTATGGCGTAAATCCATGTCTTCACCTCCCGCCTGGGATCGTAAGAGGCGACATATCTGAAGAAGTTTACCAGGACTTCGTTGTAGTTGTCGGCGATATTGTCATTATCCCGGGTTTGCTTGATACAGATATGGTAAATCAGGTTCCTGTACGGATAGACATACTTGTGAAACAGGGCGGTCCGGGTGCGTATGGACTCTTCATCAGTCAGGTAAGCCGAATTATCTGCCTTTCTCATCGTGACAGCTTCCAAGGGTCAGAATATAATCTGTAGCTGTCAATTCATTGAAATAAAAATTATTCTGCATGATTGTCCGGGTTTAGCTGATACGATATTTGCTGATATAATACTGGTAGAGCCAGAAGGCGTCCGCCTCGTTGTCATCCAATGGCTGACGGTTGAAACGCCGGGTATAAGCCTCCATCATCTCCTGCTTTCCGGCATTTCCATTGCCCGTAGCGAATTTCTTGAGAACTTTCGGGTTGATGAACTCCGGTTCCGGCAGGTTCAGCTCGTCACAGACACAGAGCAGCACGCCCCGGAACTCGGCAAGCTTGCGCATATCGAAGAAGTGGTTGTTTACGGATACATCCTCCGCTACAATCCGGCGGATACCGTGTCCCACGATAAAGTCAGTCAATGTATCCTTCAAGGCGAGATGCTGCTTGTTGTCATTCCGGCGCTTCCCTTCGGTGAAGTTCCACGTCCCGGATTCATGCACACTGTAATACCCGCAATGGGTAGCGATGTCGAGAGCCAGTATATGCTCCCGTTTCAATTCTTCGGTCTCTTCTTTCATAGTAGTTATTGGTTTAGGTTATTGATATAGGATTTGCCATCCTGTTTATTGATTACAAGTTTGTAAGGGTAGCTTTCGCTGATATTTCCATGTGAGACGATAAGTGCGGTAACGCCTAACCGGTTCAGGGCACCGAACATGCTTGCCAGTCCGTCTTCATCTACCGGAGCCAGTATCTCATCGAGACACAGCAGGTCAAGTCCTTTATCCCCTTCACAATTGCTGTTCACCAACTTTTGCATGGCGAGAATGGTAGCCAAATTTACCCGGCATTTCTCCCCTTCGGAGAATTTGTCAAAGGAGCCGCAATCTATACCGGAGCGTAGCAGGCTCACTGATATCTTCTCGCGTACCTTACCCGATTTCAGTGTCGTAAAACCGGAGAACCGGAGCCGGATGTCACTGCCGATATTTTCAAGAAACTCATTGGTGACTTTCGCCAAGGCTGCAATCTTGGTATTAGCCAGGAACGACTTGAACTGTGAAAAGACTTCCGCCTGTCGCGTGAATGTTTTCACCTGCTTTTCCAGTTCCTGTTTTTGGGCAACCGCAACGCCCAACTGGGTGCGGTATTCTTTTAAGGAAGATTTCAGACCGGTAATGACCGTATCGTTAGCGGATTCTTTCAGTTCCCTGATTGTTTTTTCCAGCATCTGAACTGCGCTTTCTGCCGCACTGATATCTTCTTTCTGCCCGTTTATTTTCCGGTTAATGCTATTGTACGCATCGTCCAAAAGCGAGAAAGCTTCATCAAACACTTTCCGGCGGATACCGTCCAGTTCTGTCTGCATGGAATGTATAGACCGGAGTGTCTTTTCTTTGCACTGGCTTGCTTCTTCCTGTAATCCGATAGCAGTCCGTCTTTCCTTATCCACTCCCTGAAGCTTTTCCTCCCATACGGTGTTTTGTGCGGTAAGGGCACGTTTATCAGTGCGTATATTTTTTTCCGCTTCTTCCATGCTTTTCGATTGGCTGCGGCAATCTGACAACAGGTTATCCAGCCCGTTACTTTCGGTTTCCTTCGCTTTTACTTGCCCGTGCGCCGCTTCCACATCGAAACTTTCATCCGATAAAATGAACCGGTGATGACAGGCCGGACAGGTGATCGTGCCCGCCAGCTTATTCTTCAGGTTCTCGATAATGGTAGAAAGAGTAGCCTTTTGCCTGCTCAGTTCAGTGATTCGTTTACCAAGTCCTGTAATCTGATTGTCCAGACGTTCCAGTTCGTCATCGTACCCGCTGACTCTCACATTGAAATCTTCCGAAAAAGCGCGGTATTCTTCCAGTAAGGAGCTGCGCATCATCATTACCTCATGCAGCTTTTTACCTGCTTCATCCAGTGCCGTATCCCATGCCGACAGTTCCCTGCCCAGCTTTTCGATATTCTCTTTCTTTTCTGTTACTATCCCGTTCCAGTCGGAAAGCGTGCCGCTATGTAACGGAGCCAGCAGGGCAGTTATTTCTTCCAGACATTCGCCAATGGAAGACTCACTGTTTTCCAATGCCTGCAACTGTTTGTCTGCCAGTTGCACACCGGAAAAAGAAGCTTTCATTATTTCTATTTCTTCTTTGCAATCCCGTATCAGGGAGCGTTTCTCACCGATGCTTTTTTCCATATCCGCCACTCTTTCGGTTTTGCTCCGGGCTCTCTCCTGAACAGAATCCTCTTCTTTCTGTATCTGCTGGGTTAGCATTTCGATTCGCCCGTCCAATCCGGCAACATCCAGTTCAGCCTGATGCAATGCTTCTTCCATCGGTATTCTATCTGCCAATATCTGTTCGATAGCAACATCCACAAGGCCGGCATTGGAAAAGCGGTTGATGATTTCTTTCTTGTCCTTGTCGGAACTGGAAAGGAAGTCTTGATATTTGTATTTGGAAAGAAGAAAGTTATTGTACAGTTCATCCCTGGTAATACCCAGTTTTTCAAGAATGTATTTGTTGTAGGCATCCACACTGGGGCAAACCGCTTCATCCGTCGTGACCATTTTACCTTCCCGCTCAATCCGGCACTCTACCATTGAGCCACCTTTACGCAATATACGTCGAAGGATAGTAAACACTTCATCAGAAGTATCATTGAAAAATTGCAGGAAAATTCGACATTCGTCCGCTTCATCGTTAATAATCTCTTCATTTTTCACTTTGCGGAGCGGCGTCCCTGTGATACCCATTGCAATACATTCAATCAAAGCGGACTTACCCGAACCGTTGGAACGCTGGCTATCATTGTCCAGGTTATTGCCGAACACGAGCGTGGTAACGCCTTGATTCAGCACATAACGCAGATTGCTGAAGGAACAGATGTTTTCGGCACATATATCATTTAGTTTCCACATGACGCATCGGATTTAAGGTAAGACAATCCCAATTCTTCATTGATTCCTTTCTCCGTACAGAACAGGCAGTAGCTATCACGTATCTTTCCACCGTCGTACTTTTCAAATAGCCCGGTTTCAGTAGTTTGGGTAGCATGAATTTCTTCAGTTACTACCTCCACCTTTGCCGCTCCGGCTTCCAACAGTTTGCTTTTGTCGATAGAAGATGTACCGGCTTCACCGGTATGGATACGTACTTTTACTTTATACCTGCCGTCTTCTTTCAGTTCCTCCAACCGGTCGGTCAGGTGGATGTCCACTTTATCATCCGGTATGTCAAGCACCATAAATCGCCGGTTAGCGCGGTTCTTTATAAACTCTGTCGTACCATCCGTGAACAGGACGGTATAGCCTTTCTCTTCATCCTCACCGAAATTATGCTGGCGGGACGAGCCAATGTACTCAATATGGGGAGCTACCCTGCAACGGTTGTGGTAATGTCCCACAAACACCTTGTCAAAGTCGTCGAACATATTGGCAGGCAACTCTTTATCGGCAGGACGGGAAAGCGCACCGTTGATACCCTCATGGATATAAAGGTAGTTTTGTTTACAGGCACTTACCTCATTCTCTATCACCTCATTCAGTTTTTCAGTGAAGCTTCCGTCTTCCGGAAAGTACGGGATGACATGGAGCATAAAACTCCACTCGGGATTGGAAAGTGTATGATATTCATCAATCACTAGCACATTGTCGTGCGTGTCGAAGATATGACAATAGCCGCGAACAGCTTCCTGATTCACTAAGTCATGGTTGCCATTGGCAAGAATAACATCTATGTTCAGGTTCCGGGCAGCCAGCAGGGCATCATGTACAGCCAGCAGTACATCCAACGTCTGTGACGAACGCGAAAAGAATAAATCTCCGCCCAGTACGATTGTATGTATGTCCATACGCTTACAGACGGAGAGCGCCTCGTTCCAGTTCAGGGAAAAGTCCGGAATGTTATCTTTGGATATATGTATGTCATTGAGCAATAACATACAGGGTTCTTTTGGATTCATAAGGGTATAAGTTAGGAAGGGAAAGGCACTTTGCCTCTCCCTTACAGATGGGTACTTTATGAAAATTGATCGCTTATCTTCTACGTCTGGGCGCGGGTTCTTCAGTTGCTTCCGCCCTGGTGGCAGCCGGTTCTTCGACGGGTGTTTCCTGGGGTCCGGCATTTGCCGGTTCAGGTTCTTCACCCGGCTGCTGCATCTCCTGCTCGATCATCTCCAGCAGAGCCGCGTTGGTAGTGGTGCGTGTGACACGGACACCGAGCTTCTCCTGCTCGATAAAGGTACGTATCATCGTACGCAGTTCCTGTCCCTCTTCGGTCTTGTCACCCAGCGACTGTTCCTGAAGCTGGTCAAAACGGTCGAACAGCATGTCAAGGGACAACGCGCCGCTTTCCGCATTTTCTTTCGCGTCCTTGCTACGCTTGTCAAAGGAGAATGAACTGGTATCCGTCTTTGGAAGTTCTTCCTCTAACTTGGCAATGGCTTCTTTCATTTCATCCGTTTCCATCACCTGCAATCCGTATTTGATGTCGCATTGTTTCAGGTATTCGATGGTGGCACCGAGCTGGTAACGGGTGTAGCGCAGGACTATTTCCGGCAAGCGCGGGGTATTCATCAGCATGGTCAGCTCTTCCATGCTCAATTCGTCGGGATCGGATTCATTGTCGATGGAGATGGCATACTCGGTCTTCTGCCCGTTCTTCTTCTTTTCGATCTCCACAGGATAAGCATCCTTTACCGATGAGATAGGACACGGGTATTTAGGGTTCTTAGCCAGCTTCTTCTGCCAGAGCTTGAACTTGCGGTCATCCAGTTCTTTATACTGCGAATGGCTCAGGGTGAGTAACTGTACGCCCTTGGCACGTTCGTTCATGTCAAAGATGTAGGCGCAGTGTGCATAGGAGAATTTCAGTCCTCCGCCATAATTACCGCCTGCAATCTTCTCGGCAAGTTTCTCGTCACCTGACTCCTTTGCAGCCGCCACTGCCGCCTTCCGGTAGGCGTCAATGATGTCGAGTGTAAATCCTGCATCGGTGGCGCGTACCGCATTGACATAGATGTACTGGGGTTTGCCTCCTGAAGACGGCTTCTCAATCTCCAGCAACATCTGGTGCACCGGATACTCATAGCTCTTACGTACAGCGCTTCCGTCCGCTGACGGGATAGCCGGGAGTATGCGCAGCCTGTAGGTGCCGAGCTTGTCCATCTTAAAAAATTCCGTTTTGGAAAATCCCTTGTTTTCTTCCGCAGTCCGTACCTGCGCTTCCTGATAACTCTCCTGTGAACCCATGAAAAGGTTCTCCAGTTCTTCCACGGGCACAGATGTGGCCGTACCATTGTTTTTTTCTTCTTGCATAAAAGCATGTTTTAGAAAAAGACCGAAGAATCGGAAAATGATGCATGGCTGTTTCGGTTTAATATACACGCCGCATCTCAATTTACAATCTGGTGGGCTATGGGGAAAGTGAAGTAATTCTTTCGCCCGGAATTGCCCGGCAGTCAATTAATTTTCCACAAAGATAGCTGGTTCTTTTATGCACTCAAAACCTGTTGAAACATTTTTCAAATTAAGGGAAATAACCTATTGACGCTCATCTTTTTGCAAACCGGTTTTAAATACATTATTAACTATCTGTTGTTTAAGAATCCTTATTTTCTTCCGATTTTCGTCAATGAACGCCTCCAACTTTTTCCTGCGTATCGACTCGTAATACGCCTTCCGCTCTTCAGTAAGAACCTTGCCTCTTTTGCAACAAAGCCCACTGGCGATGTATTCATTCATACACCGCCGGAATTTGGGCTTCTTATAGGTAGGGTCTTTGGATGCCCTGCACACCAGTTCCACCACTTCAGGTGAAGGATGGAAACGTCCGGGAACTTTGTACTTGTCTTGCAGGATGCCGTACACAACAGGCATTTCATATTTTAGCAAAAATCCCAAAGGGGTCTGTTCAAAAGGGAATTTCTTAAACGTTTTCCTTGGACGCCCGTCGGCGAACACTCTTTTTTCCCTCGACGGGACGAATCTCGTCTGCCGGCTGCCGTATTTCCGCTTCGCTCTTGTCATTGTTCTGCTGGGTTGGTTCTACTTTGGTTTCTCTCACGGTTTGAGGATGATATGCCATCCGGGAGATTTCCCGGCGGCTGTCCAGATCCTTTTGAATATTGATTTTTTTCATAATTAATTATACCATGTATGTAAAGTTAATATCGGTGTCTACATTGTACCATCCGCTTTCAAAGAGTCTGATATTCCGGCTTCCGCCACTCAGGACAAAGGAAGCGCCCCTGTTGTACTTCGTGTCGTCGTTCCAATCGCAAAGCGTTGTTCTTAATCCATATTTGGGAGCCGAAATACCATTCGGAAGCACGGCGACCGTTCCTCCCACGTTGCTACCATCCCTGCGTGCCGTATTGATAATGCCTTGTATGGACACAATGTTGCCGATCTGGCGGACGAACAGCCGGCTGGTGTCCGTGCCATTACCGGAGTTTGCCATCCGCAGCCATCCCGTATCTGCAATCTTTGTCTGGTAATCCGGGGCGTAGGCGGCTCCCAGTGTATTGCATACCTGCTTTTTCGCATCCGCATTGGGAAGGGAAAGGTCGGATAACCTGGCGTCTTTTCTCAGGTAAGTACCGCTGACATCGGCTTTGGAAAGTACATCCAGTTTGTCCCGGAGCATTTTCTGTGCGTCGGCGGCTTTCTTTCCTTGGGCGACAAGGTAATCAATGTAATCCTGAAAGAGACGGGCGATGCCTGCGTACTTCGTATCTGTTTCTGTCCTGGAGTAAACATTGATATTGGCGGCAACGCTTTTCTTTTCTTCATCGGTATACCCGGCAAGCAAGCGGTCGGCTTTCTTTGCCAGCTCCTTCCTTACATGGGAAAGAAGTACGTAACCCTCCACTTCGGCATGTGATATATCATCGTTATCGACATAGGCAAAGCTTCCGGTCTTTATCCCTTCGAGCTTCCGCTTCATATCCGGGGTGAATACCACGCCGGTATAGGCACTGTCCGTGCCCAGCTTTCCGGCAAGTAACTTGTCCACTTCCGTAGTTGAATAGACACTGATGTTCTTCCGGGCGGATGCCTTGTCCGGGAGGTCGGAAAGATTGCCCGCTTTCGCCAGTTTCAAGTCTCCGGTTCCTTTCCTTTCCGCATCCAGATTATCCCGAAGCGTCTGCTGCTTCTCCGCCTTGAGGTCAGCTATCTGTTCAGCGGTGAGTCCGGCGATCTCATCAGCGCTCAGGGTAACAAGTTCCTGTAATTTGCCGGATATTTTAAGGAACAGGTTTCCTGTTTCCTCTCTGGAGTAAATGTCCAGTGAAGCGCGTGCTTTCTTCTTATCCGGTACATCCAAAAGGTTGGAGGCGGCCGTCAGTTTCTTTGCCAGCGCTTCTTTCACCTGGGTAGCGGTGACATAGCCATCGCCACCGGTTTGGAGCTCACCGGTGAGGACGGCATCCAGTTTCTTTTTGTAAGCCGTTGTAAAATCCTCGGTGGAAAGTCCCTTGCCTTTCACGGTATTTACTTTTCCTGCCAATGCGCTTGTGAAGCTCTTCTGATTAACATAGATGTCTTTCAGGCTGGTGCCGTCCACCTTCAAATCTCCGGTGATGTTTACGGAATCTTTGGGAGAGAACTGAATATTTCCGATGGTATTGGTAAGGGAGAAATCCGTATTCTCACTTGAAATGAATCCGACGGATGCCATTGTCGCGCCTTCGGCATCCGCGTAATACAACGCATTTGTCTCTGAAGTATCCGAAACGATTGTAATGGACTTGCCTGCCACGATAAAAGTTCCGTTGGCACATATTTCTTTTGTTTTTCCTTTGACATGGAGCAAAGGCACACCTGCCTGCTTGCCGTCAAATACCCGGAAGTCGCGGAATACACTCGTCTCATCCACTGTTCCGGCAGTATTGATATCTACCGAACCTTCGTCCGTGGTATCTGAGATATTGACAATGGAGTTCTTTTCAATTCGTAGAAAACCGATATGCGAACTTGTACAGGAAGCATGAGCATAAGTGATGCCGTTTTCATCAATCCGTGCCAGTTCGTTTCCACCCTTTAGAAATGAAACGCTGCCGTCGGTTGAGATACAAATCTCACTGATGAGCAAGCCGTTCAGGTAAGAACCGAAGGAAGCTGTCCCGTTTTGTTTGACCAACTGTTTGAGAGAATATCCCGAAGGAGAGACTACCGATAAAGCCATTTTGGATTCCAGCCCTTGTTCGGTAGTCAGTTTCCCTGTGACAACCAGCTCCTTTTTAATGGTCTGTTTGCTGAATGGGGTATCCAGCAGGACGGCGTAATGCCCGAAGAATTTGTCCAAAAAACGAGGGGCGTAGGTTTTGGTAATCTCAATAAGGCAAGGGACTTTGCCCGTCAGGGTATCCTTTACGGAAGGAAGGACACTACTACCTGCACACAGGTAGTTCTCACGCCCTTTCTTGTTCACGTCCCCGGCATAGACAACCGTGTCGGTGCCGTTCTTCTCATAGATATAATAAGGGAAAGCGGCTGAAGGGCATCCTTCAAAGTATCGGACTTTGCCGTTGATCCAGACGTAGCCGGCCGATATGGCATTGCCCGTAATTTCGCAGCCGGAAATGATAAAGTCCTCACAAGCACTGAAGATGGCCGTCATGGAAAGGGCGAGTTCTTGCAGGTTGAGAATGTCATCCACATAGGTATATCTTCCGCCCGTGTCTGCAACGTATTCTTTCATAGTATCAGGTTAAGGTTGGTTAGGTATTTAAGGTTTGGTCTATTTTTATCAGGTAGGTCTTGCCCGCCACTTTATAGGTATTGATAACAAAGGAGAGCATATATACGAACTCTTTTTCAGACAGGTTTATTTCAGGGACGAGTACCATAAAACTTACTTTGTTCACCTTCTTTTCCTCAGTGAGAAAATACAGTTCCCGGGGATTCTCTTCCGGTTTAGCGGCTTCCGTTACCTCTTCCAGATTATACCAAAGGGTGTACGGTCTGGCTCCTGACGCTCCTTCATGGTAAATATCCACCCCCAAGGGAACGCTCTCTGAAATGACAATCCTTTGCCCGGCATGTTTCAGGCAATGGGTGAATTTATGGTTCAGGTACCACTCGAAGTACATCATCTGGGAGGTCATGCGCGCCTCAATGTGTTTCTCCAGGGCAAAGGCACGGAATTTCTCATTAAGGGAGTACAGGGGAAAAACAAGACTTTGCAGGAAAAGAATGTATTTTCTTCCCGAAAGGTAGTAAGGTACCAGCCGGTTCACCAGCTTGTCGGTGGGTAGTTTATAACGGTTCTCTTTCATCCTTCAACGATTAGTTTGATTGCCTGCCGGAATGTTGGTAACTCCTGTTCCTTGCCCGTGGCGGACGACTGTTTCATAAAGCCGGACGAAGTTTTGGTGATACGGTGCACCTTTTCGGTGGGCAGCAAGTTTCCGTCCGCATCGTAAGAGGCGATAAAGATTCCCTGCTCCGGTGTCGCCCTCTCGTCAATATAAACGTCCGTGACATGTTCGGTGCTGCGGACTGCCTCGATAACGGAGGAAACATAGACGGACGAGTCGAAAGGCATCCCCATGATATACCCGTTTAACTTCTCTTCAATTTTGTCATAGATTTCATTTTCCGGTATGGCCCCGTCATAGTAGACGGTAATACGGGGAATAAGCACATCCCCTTCACGGCTGATTACCTCGATACGTGTCCCGGCAAACTTCATCTTGTTTATATAGGAACCCACCGGTACCATTTCCGAAGCGGGCAGCGGTTCCAGATGACCCTTTTCTCCCGTAGCGACTTTCAGTATCAGTTTGCTGTCAAGGTTGGTATCGTCCGTGCTCTCGATGTAGGATACCTGCGTGATGATGCGTTTTGTTTCATCCACGTTGGCATAGCCGAACGCCAGCCCGTCCTCCCTGACTGACAGCTCATCTCCCTTTTGGTACTGGAGCAATGCATTCGCATAGTAAGTGGGTGTTCCGTTTACCCGCTGGTTGATGACTGTCGAAATATCCACTGCAAACACATCCAGCAAGGTTTCAAAACTGTGGATAGCGGCTGCCACCGTCCACGTAATCCCGTTCATGATGCTCATTTTGGAATCACTCTCAAACTCACTCAGTTCCAGCCTTTTGTTTCTTTCCGTAATGGCTTCGTTATAGATTTCCCGTATCGTCCGGCTCATAGGTATAAGTTTGGTTGTTAATAATAAATGTCCATGCACCGCCCTCGTTCCAGGCGGGTTCATGGGTAAGCATCCAGACGGCCTCCATGCCCGATGCAATCAGGTAGTTGCCGTTACCGTCTTTCTCCGGCTTTCGGTAGGTGCCCGACGGTGAAACGGATAAGAGAACGGTCAGATTCCTTCTGCCGTAGTGTTGTGCCACCAATGTTTTCAGGTAGGTGTCAAGAACGGAAGGCTTTATTTTCGAGCCTGTTAAATCCAGTCTCATTAACCTTTTCAGTGGCAAAAGTGATAGAAGGCTGCCCGTCTGCAATCCGGCAAAGTAAAGCTCGTATGTATCTTCTGCCAGTGACAAGAAGGAAATATCCAGTTCCATCTTCTCACAGGTAAACTTCTCCATATTGATTGGACAAAGCAGGTAAACGGATGACGCGTGCGAACGGCTTATGTCCAGTATCCTGAACCTGACCTCTCCATATAAACTCATTCTGCGGACGGACGCGATCTTGTCATTAAAGTAATGCCGGAGTTCTTTCACCTCATCGGTCAGTATGACCACTTCAATGTTTGTGTTGTCTCCCCAGTCTATTTCCAGTGTACCGTTGCCGCTTAGTAACAGTAAGGCGGCTGTCTGTTTGTTGTCCACGTATAACTCCATGAAACGCTTGCCGGAAGGTTCTTTGGGGTAAACATTTCTTTCCCCGTTTGCCGGCAGGAGGTTATACATCCTGTTATAAGCGACTATATCCGGACTGATGATAAAGTCGTCCGTGTAGTCGAGCTCTTCACCATTTTTCAGCTCATCGTCAAGCGAAAGCCCCGGATTGCTTATCAGTAAATCCACGATACCTTCGATACTTCCATACAAGTGCATGGAGACATCATAGATATTTTGTCCGGCGGTAACTATGTATTTTCCCATTATTCCGTTTGTTTTTCTTCCACATCCAGCAATAATTCTCCTGTTTCGGAACTCATAAAAGCATTTTTTATAATCATTCCGTCCGCCTCAAACTCCTGTTGCAACTTGCCCGGCAGGTTAGAGTTCTCAAAGTTTCCGTGAAGGTACCTGATAAGCCCCACACCTGTGGTCGGATGCTGGTAGAGGTTCCCGGCAGATGCTTTGAGCAGGAACACCTTTGTCTGTTCCAGTGACGGCTTGATGATAAAGTCCGTTTCATGGGCGCTATATAGTAACAGCTTCCCTTCATATAGAATCAGGTTGAAGTTATTCGCTTCATTGACAATGCGGAAGGCTGAAAGATAGACCGTTCCCAGTCCGGGAGATAGTACCGTAAACCATGTACTGTTGTCGTTACGGTTTCTTAGGTAGGATTCGTTTCCGTCCCCTTTTTCCAAGGCGAAGCGAATCTTCAGTTCTTTATACTGCGGGATATACGGAATATGCACCCGGATGCCGTCCTTGTCGTTATACTGGCTCTCGAAGTTGCCGGGTACGCGGATTTCTCCGTAAGCATATCTATCTGTATCAGTTCCCAAATATTCAAAGGAATAAATCCGCTTGTCCGTCAGGTTATCCGCCAGATTCGCCTCCCCGCAGGAAGCGTCCATATTGATGTCTTGTCTTGCCATTGATCGTAAATGAGAAAAGGATGCCCCTTTGGCCAGGGGACATCCTTTTCGGGGTTATCAAAATCTTATGATACAAGTAGTTCTTATTGTTCTTTTTCCGGTTCCTGAATAGCGTTATACAACTTTTCAACGGTCTGCCACATGTCATCCGGGAGACTCTGGTCGGAGATTTTCTCACAGGATGTTTTCAGGTACTGTAATTCGTCGGCTGAAAACTCCACTACCAGCGGAGCGTCTTTCTCCACATCCCATTCGATGCGTTTGGTTTCCGCATTTTCTCTGAGCCCTACGGCCTGGCGCTCCTCCTGTGTGATCTCAATCTTACTGAGAATACTTTTCTTCGTGTTGAAATCTTTAAAATTGCCTTCTTTCGGCAGAAATGCCGGGAGATACAACCGGTCTTTAATTAATAATTCCATAAATTTGAATCTTCTTTTAAATTGTTTTTAAGGAATAGGGAAAGAAATCCGGAGATGTTGTTACTCAATTGTCTTTTCTTGCTCCTGTTCCTTGCCGATCTCCGCCATAAACCCTTCGAAGTCTTTAAAATACGTCGACACGCTCTCCACCGAGAGGAAGCTGCAAGAGAGGTTATGGTTCTCATAACTGATGTTGCCGAGGTATTCTTCCTGTCCCTGGGCTGATGCGGGAGTCAGTACGTTGGCGGAGATACGGTTCAGGATTCCGTTGGACGCACTGGTTTCCAACTGGTAGTAAGCATGGGCTGTAAGAGCCGTCATGTTTTTGGTTACAACGATGTTCTTTATTTCCATAGGATAAGTTATTTTCCATGAATAGGACCTTTAACCGCTAAAAAGGTAAGTAAAGTCAGAACTTGTTCCTGCCGTAAATAATAAAGTCAAAGGGAGAGCCGTCAGGTCCTCCGCTGCTTCCGACATTCTGGATGACAAAGTAAGAGGAAGTTCTTTCCAGCAATCTGAAGAATCCATAGTATACTGTGCTTTGGCAACCCTGTGCGAACACCGTGTAGTTCGTATGTCCCAGATTATGATAAAATTTGTATTGGGAATTTCCCAAATGGTAAGAGGATGTGACATTGCAACCTTCTCCCCATATTTTGCTGAAACTGGGGCTGGTACCCCCGTTGTACTTGCAACCGATGTACAGGACGCCCGGTACGCACCACCGCTCACCGGAACGCTGTCCCAACTGTACCGGACCGTATGATTCAATGGCATAATTGGAACCGGCATTGGCAATGATAGATAATCCTACGGCGCCTGTTGCGTAGGTCTGAATGAAGATGCCCTTTCGCGCGGAATCGGCACGCAGGGAAAGAAGGGCACTGTATGAGTTGATGGTCATCGAAGCATTTCCCATCATGGAGGAAAATTCGATGGAAGAATCGGCTGCCGTATTGACAAGCTTGTTGCCGGAGATAGTAAAACCAGCAATCAGCCCCGAATTGGCAGTGATATTACCTTTGACCTCCACATTGCCTTGCGCGTCCCATTTGATATTCTGATTCGCCACATATCCCGAACCGTCATTGTCGAACAGTATCTTTCCATAGCCGAATGTTGCCGAACCGTCCGCTTTTAGTCCCCAATAATCCCGTGTGCCGTCATCATTATACAGATAACCGCCGGAAGTGATGTATACCCGGTGTCCACTTGCGGGAGAGGAAGCGTAGATAGAACCGGAACTGATGTTCCATCCCCCGATCTTTCCGGCTACGGCGGTAATACCGGTACGGTCAAGCGTCGCCACTACATTGTTTCCGGCATTTCTTACCGAGATACTGCCATTATAACTGCTTCCGCCTACTACGAGGGCACTGTCAATAAGCACCTGGCCAGCACGCACCGTTCCGGTATATATCCCGTTGGCATCGATGGTAGTGGTATACTTTTCACTGGAAGTTGTGTCGAAAACAGTTGCGTATGCGACATGCCAGATGACGGGGGCTGCCGTTGTCCCCTGTGTACCGTCCAGATAGAAAAAGTTCGTTGTAGAGAAGTTGGAAGTGCCGCACGTCACCTTGTATATGTACTCCGCCCAGTCTCCCGTACCGGCATTGGGTGTCAGCCATTTGCTGCTGCCTGAAGTACCGATGGCGTTGCTTGCCCACTGGATATTTCTGCCTACCGGTATTTTGGCTATGATTTTAGTAATGAATACTTTGCGGTTGGAGCAGGTGGTGCCAAAGTAAAACCCTCCATTTCCCGGTGAGGCGCTCCCGGTAGTCTTGATTTCCAGGACCATTTTACTGTCATTGGGCGCGCTGGATAATCCCGTCCGGGCAATTGTTACCGTGCCGTTCCCGCTATTGTTATATATGCTGATGCTGTTATTGCCATTCCGGAATTCCGGGTCGCGGTACATCATTTTTCCGAAAGCCGTTGCCAGCGCCAGTTCCTTGGCGGCATTGGTTTTAGTGGTCGCGTCCGTAGCTGCCGCATTGATAGCTTCATTTTTCTTTGTATCGGCGTAACTCTTTGCGGAGTTCAATGCGTTTGTTGCAGCGTTTGTCCAGTTCAGGGACACGGAGGAACCGAAGGTTACGGTTCCTGCGGCGTTCCAGCTGATATTTCCGTTTGCTATCTGTCCCGAACCGTCATTATTGAATTTCCATTTGGTAGAATTCGTGATGGAGCCGTCACTTCCCAGATATACACTATTCTTGTATATTTGTGTGGAGTTAATCGTCCATCCGCCAATTGTACCGCGTATAAATGTGCAGGATAAACCATTGATATAAGCCGTGTTAATGATATTTGCTTTAATGCTCGTCGCGTCCAGTTTCGTAGAAGTGATGCTTCCCGCAGCTATCCTGTCGGCACCGAGCGTACCTGTGGTAATGCTGGAAGCATTGATAGCCACTGCATTTACCTGGTTGGCCGTTAGCGTTCCCGTATAGATACCCGTTGAACCGATATAAGTCAAAGGATGCGCTTGCAGGGTAGTGTCATTCCCTTGTGCCAGGCCGATGAAACGATGGCGGCGGATTTCCTCTTCCACGGAAGCCGTTAAGGTACGGGGTGCCGGAGCATTTACCAGATAGAAATCAGCGCTGCCTTTGGGAGACTTGAATATCAGGTCTGAGTTATACGCAATCTGCGGGCTGGCAGGTATGGGAGAAGGGCTATAGGCATTACTATCAAGCGGCTGGTCGGAATAGATATGGTACACCGCGCCGGTGCTTCCTCCGCCACGTAGAAAGAGGGCGAACATGCAGCAGTTTCCACAGATTTCCGCCCCTGCAAACATTCGGGCATACGTCTGGGAAAGTTCGTAAATGTCCCAGGAATACGTTGAGCCTCCCCATCCTCCGAAGTTTGTTTTTATCAGCAGGGTCAAACCACCGATATGGGTTGTACTGGCACTTTCCCAGTCAGACGGTCCTTGTTCTAAATAAGAACGCCTGACCAGCAAATCCCGTTTGACCGTCTGGTCGCCTCCTTTGATAATCACCGGATAATACTTGCCTGATTCTCCGTTCAACACCACCTTTTTATAATACCGGTATCCGTAGTTCGCCGTTTTGGCACTATCAATGTCGTTCTTCCATTGCAGGGATACGGATGCCCCGAAAGTCACCGCTCCCGAAGCGTCCCAGCTGATATTTCCGTTTGCTATCTGCCCTGACCCGTCATTGCCGAGCTTCCATTTCGTACCATTAGTAATAGAACCGTCAGAGCCGAGATAGACGCTGTTTTTGTAAATCTGGCTCGCGTTGATATGCCACCCGGCTATCGTTCCCTTGTTGAACGTACAGGTCAAGCCATTAACCGCCGTTGCCGTGACGACCGATGCCTGGATACTTGCCACGTTGATTTCAGCCGCAGTAATTGTGCCGGCAGCAATCTTGGCGGCGGTAATCGCTTTGGAACCTATCCTGTCCGCACTGAGTGTACCAGTAGTAATACTCCCGGCATTGATAGCGACCGCATTTACCTGTGTGGCAGTCAGTGTGCCCGTGTAGATTCCGGTACCGGAGATATGGGTCAGCTTGGGAAAGGAAGTTCCTCCCAAGGCTGTGATTGTCCCGTCGGCTTTGTCCGATACAGTCTTGATGCTACTGTCTATATCTTCCGGTGCCGGGCTCCAGCCCGTCGCTTTGGTACCTTCCTCTATTTTGAAATCTTTTAGCCAATAATAGAGCCATCCCAGGTTTTCAATATCGAGGAAATGATAGACAGTATCCGTATAATTGTTTACATTGACTTTCAGTTCAAATTTCTTCCAAGAGGTTGTAAATTGTGCATTGCCCGAACAAGCGATGTCACACACATTAAAGTTGGGAGTACTTGTGCCGTTGCTCTTCCCCCAGAAACTGACTACATAGGAGCCATTGCGGATGATTACATTGTTAATCCTGATTGCACAGGTCAGGTCTTTTTTTCCAGTCAGTTTGAATCCATTCCGGGAGTCGGCGCTTTCTTCTTTCTGCACCGTCGGGGAGTTTATCAGGCTTGTGATGGAAGTACTCTTTTTATAGAAATTCCTACCACCGATTTGCAGGGCGTTTACCTTGTTCGTAGCATCGGTGGCGGCAGAATTGATGGCTTCGGTTTTCTTGGTGTTCGCATACGACTTTGCAGCATCCAACGCATTACCTGCGGCGGCAGTGGCGGCATTTGTCCAGTTCAAAACAACTGAAGAGCCGAACGTGACGTTCCCTGCCGCATCCCAGCTGATGTTCCCGCCGGCAACGGCACCCGCACCTGTCGCGTCCAGCTTCCATTTGAATCCCCGGATACCGTTTGAACCGATGGTAACAGCCCCCGAAGCTCCTGTATATGCTCCGGCGGTATTGCTCTTGGTTCCTCGGTATATGCTGTCCGCATCAATGCTCCAGCCGCCGATTTTTCCGCGTACCACATTCAGCGTCAATGCCTCGATGTTACCTGCCGTTATCAGCGATGTTTTCAATGCCGCCACGTTGATACGCGCCGCATCAATGGTTCCGATTGTGATCTGGGAAGCATTGATGCGGACGGCGTTCACCGTATTGGCAGAAAGCGTTCCCGTAAAAATGCCCGTAGAATCTATGTAGGTAAGCTTGGTTGCCCAGCCTTCCGTACTCGCCTTGTTGGTGATGGCATCGGCAACTGCTTTGGCATCCGTACCGGCTTTCTTTGCGTCAGCCACCTCTCTGGCAACATCATCGTTGCATCGAACCCATGAACCTTTGGTTCCTTTCTGCAACGACACGTTCTTTACCCAGCATATACCTTCGGTACCGCTGTAACCATAGATGTAGAAAGTTACGGCCTTGGTAAGGTCTATATCGTCATCCAGCGTAAAGGTATAAGATACCCGTTCCCATTTGTTTATCCCTGATGCGGTCAGCCTGTATTGCCCGCTACTGAAGTTGGGGCTTGACTGCCCTTTCTTGTAACTGTAAACGCCTCCATGGATGGCCGCGCCAACGGTATCTATCATTAAATCGGCACTGAAGGTATATTTTGCCCCGGATATCAATTTAGTCTTTTCGTATAAGGCGGTAACAATGCCCAGCCATCGCCTTAGCTGGTTGATGACAGAGTTCTTGTTTACCAGTTCCAGCACCGGGAAACCGAACTTAGCCGTATTCAGGTGCGCGTGATACCCTGTTGTTGGAGCAGAAACTCCGCTGTTGTATCCGGAACCCCAGTTCGAAATCACATAGTTGCCGTTAAGCGCATTGTCCCAGCCTATAGAGGTACTGGTAGTATAAAAGCGGAAATCCCCGTTAATGATATGATTGTCTCCACCCAACTCTATGGCACCTATCTTATTGGTAGCATCGGTGGCGGCAACGGCAATCGCCGCGTTCTTCGCCGCGTCCGCCTTCGCCTGCGCAGTAGATGCCGCGGAATTGATCGCTTCCGTCTTGGCGGCATTGATGGCGTTCACCCAGTTTAGCGTCACCTCCGAACCGAATTCTATCTTCCCGTTTGCCGGGTTGTAACGGATGAACTGGTTGCCCTTACCCAACAGGACACTTCCCGTTGCATCAATGGCGAATGTCTTGAATCCGTCCTTGAACCCGTAAATGCCGTTGATTGTCTCTGTGGCGACCGTTCCGGAAGCATTTACCGTGCTTAACGGAAACTTACCGATAGCAATTCCGGTAATAGTATTGTTACTGTTCTTTACACCTGCAAATATCTTAGGAGTGATAACGGACTGGGAACCTATCACCGTTTTGGCACTGTTCCAATCCTTCACCCAGTCGAGCATATTGGAATCGACGCCTGCCGCCCCCGTCTTTGCCTTGGCATAAGAGAAGGTTATATTAAAAGTCTGTCCGGCAATGATAACAGGAATGGTCACCAGCCCGCTGTCCGCCATCGTAGTCGTACCGGCGGTAACCGAGTAGGTAACCGTCTTGTTCGTGTTGTTCACGGTGATGGCGGAGAATCCGGCAGGTTTGGTAACGGTTCCGATACTGAAATTCGTCAGGTTGTCATCTCCCAGCGTCACCTTGATAACGGAACTGAAAGTGACCGCCTGTGAAAGGGCGCCGTTATTGGTTGCCGGAAAGATATAGTCACCGACGGACTGGTGAATGGTGTAGGAGTCTTTTTGTACGAGGATGGTTGCCTGTCCCCGTGCGATCAGTTGTTTTTCCATGGATAAGGATTTAGTCTAAGGTAGAATAGGGTAAAAACAGAAAAAGACGGTATGACACCGCCTTATTAAATCACCAAACTTCCAAATAGCAGCTATTTGGAAATTTCGCACATCAGGACACCTTTTCCCGTCACATCCGCCTTGGACACCGTTATGGCTTTTCCGGTATAGGATCTTACAACCGTCGTACCTGCCGAATTCCAGAGTTTCCAGGTATAACTATACGCTGTTCCCGCACTGTCCAACTCGTCACCGCCCCGGTACAGGATGGCTTTGGCATCCACATCGTTCAGGTTGTTCTTGATGGTGAATCCTTTTTGGCTGGCAATATGTACGGTAATGGGATCGGACATGTCCGAGAAGGAAATAATATCACAGACCACTTTGTTTGCCGAAGCGTTGCCTGCGGAAGTGTCCGTGTCTTTAATGGCGCACTTGAAGGTCTCAAAATTCAGCACCGCATCCGCGGTGATCGTGATTTCGTTGGTCGTCCATCCTGCTGTAACACCTTTGGGGTTGGAAGAGGTCAAGCAAGACCAGCTCGCACCCAGCATGGAATTATAATACGGGCAGGAAACAGATGCGCCCGAGGCGGCTGCGGCGCTTAATCCGGAAGTCAGCGTAACCACTCTGGTACCGGCGTTCACGGCGGAGATCGTGTATTGCGCCGAGCCGACTGTTATCTTTCCGCCCGCTTCCATGTTGGAGACATTGCCAACCGTTACGGTAGTGGCACCCGATGCCGCCGCTGCGGTAATGGTAGTCGGTGCGAACACGGAGGAATCCTTGATGCCCCAGGCATAGGTGATATTCGTATTGTCAATGGTGGCTCCGCGCCACATATCACAGTGTGCTTTCAGGTTGGTTACCTCTTCATTGCGGAAAATGACGCCATCCGGCGCGTAAGCCACCGCCACGATAGTCGCGCCCGCGCTCAGGTGCTGTGTAAGCTGGATTTCCGCACGGAAAGGAATCTCCAGCCCGTTGGCGTCGATGTAAATGGCTTCAAAACCATACCGTGCCTGCGGTACGCTCACACTCATGTGGTTCGCCTTGATTGTCAGGGCGTACCTGGCGGATGCCGCCCCGATAGTGCAACTATCCTGTCCGGAGGTAACGGTTGTCCCGTTCTTTGTCCATTTCGCACTTCCGGACTTGATGCCTGGGGCAAGGGCTGCTGCGTTACCGACCGTTGTAATCTGGTCCGTCGCGCCTTTGCCGCTGACAAACAAGGAAGGGGCGAGAACCAAATACGGTGATGCCGTCCAGTTCGGAACGTAAACATTCGTATCTTTATTATATACCTGTGTAAGGGGTTGGTTGGAACCGATAAATGCCTGAAGGGAGACGGCATCGTTCTGGTCGATAATGGTGACTTGCCCTCTTGCTACTTTAATAGCCATAGTTGATAGATTATTTGGTTAAGGTTATAGGATTGAGATAATTACTTCACAGTCAAATACCGCTTTGCGGTAAACATCTTCCCCGGTTATTTCCAGTACTTTGCCGGTATGGGAAGCCGAATTCCAAAGGGCATCATCCGCCGTGTCATTTCCGGCACGTGTCCAACTAAAATTCTTGTCCGGTATCAGGTGGGTTATATCTTCGCCGCCTTTGAGTACCCGGGCGGACAAGGTGGTGGAAATGACGCCGTTGCGAAACACATTGCCATTAGCCGAAGCGATATAGACGGAATAGTTGTCGGCTCCGTCGTATTGTTTAGAGACAGTATAAGTTTCGAAGTATTCGGCTTCATCCAGCACTGCTTTATATCTTAGTGTTAATACGTCCCTGCCTTCCCAAAAGTGGGAGCCGGGAAGCAGCTTGAAAAAGTCCGAACCGGTTCCGGGAATGTCCTTCCAACTTTCGTCAGTTGCCAGGTATTGCCATCTTCTCGTTGTCGCGGTAAAGTTATACTCGGTGGCAAAGAGGGTAATTTCCCCGGGGTCGCAGACGTCTTCCCGAAGGGCGTCCGTGTAATGGAAAAGGTTTGTTCCGGAAATTGTTACATATTTGGTAAGCAGGTTTTCTTTTGCCTGGTCGTCAAAGTCTTCCCACCGGATAGTAACGTCCTGTAAAATGATGGTGTCTTTAGTCCATTTAAACCTGCCTTCCGCAAAATAGCCCGTACCGTCGGGACGGATGACGAACGAACCGTCACCGGCGGAAATGGAACCGTCCGCGTTCAGTTTGAGAAGCGGGTTCTGAATGGTTCCTCCAATGCCGCCCCTGGCAAACCATGCCCCGTACTCATCCGTATCCGCCAGCTTGCTGTCCGTTGCCTGGTAGAGCGTTGCCCGTTCCCCCTTTTCAAGCTGGGCGGAGCAAAACATAGCTCCGGTTCTATCTGCGGCAATTTCTATCAGCAAATCCTCCGGCTCTTCATAGCGAATGACAAAGGGTATGTGGTAACGTTTCCATTGGTTTTCTATTTCTATTTCCTGCAACGGGTGCCCGTTCTGGGAAACAAGCAAAGTACCGGGTGTTCCTTTTGCCCAAAATGAGAAGCAGTAATTCTCTCCCTGATGTGTCTCTGCCCAGCTTTGTGTTTGGGCAATCAGCGTAACACCTCCGGCAGGAATCAGGAAGACATCTCCGATACCGGCAGGCGGTTGTTCGAGGCCTGCTCTTTCCACAGGTCGCCCGAAATTACCGCTTGATGAATTTATCAAGCAATTCTTGTGGATGCGCCCTACATAAAAGGTACTGGCAAAACCCGTCTCGTCACCGGCTGTCAGCGTACCGGCTATGTTTACATCCCGTGTCGCATAGAGTCGTTGGAAGTAGGCGCCGTATCCTTCCAACTGCCCGAAGGTCGGGTCGATAATTCCCTGCACTTTACCCACACGCGCCTTAGTGGAGTCTGAAAAGGTGGCTATATCTGAAAGCCGGATGATGTTCAGTTCGGCTATCTCGCACCAGTCGCCCGGTTCCAAGTCAGATAAATCCAACTTGAAACTCCGTTCGTATCCGGGCAGATAATCTATGGTGATGACAGTAAGCTTATATTGCCACCCCGTTGAAACCGCCACTGTTCCGCTTCCGTCTGTTTCAGAGCCGTCAGCATATCCTAAAGAAAAAGGGAGTGCCGGAAAATCCCCGGAAGCACGTATTTTATAAGAAATGATAATCCTTTCCGGATTCTCAAGCCCTTTGCTTATCGTCTGTTCCAGTCCGCATTTTTCCTGTAGTGGCATTCCGTTACGAAGGATTCTGAATACCCGGTTGCAACCGTCCTTATAGGGCAGGTATTCTCCGGAAAGTATTCCTCCGGGGGTGAGCATGTATCGGCAGGAATTATCACCCCGGGGATAACACAGGGATTTCTCCTGCGCCATTCCGTCGATAATATCCATGTAAGGAGACTGGCTGTCCGATGCGGTCAGGTACATGGCACCGCTGCGGTCTTCGTCGAAAAGACTGGTTACCCGTACAAAGTCGAGTATCTGTCCGTTTTGCGGGACATCTCCATCCAGCAAAGCCCCTATAAAATAGGCGGACTCCTGTTTTTCCCCTTCCAATGTGGTAATCGTGTCAATGCCAGTTTCCAGCACGGTCATCAGGGAGTAAACGACATTCTTCCCGTCGAAATACTGCCGCCTTACCACATCCCCCATGCGAAGCCCTTGCCTTTTGGCGGACTTGGGGGAAATGCATATCTTATATTTGTTATAATTCAGTAGAGACATAGTTAAAAGATTGGATTAAAGAGGGATTACCGTATCGCCGCTGCAACTATCGCTCACCCAGAGTGAACCGTTCGTGGCGGAAATTTTCTGGACTTCCAGCTCATAGACGCGCATTTTCTTGCGAACGACAATCTCGTCGAAGGTAGCCTGTATGCTGCCTGTAGTCTTGTTCTTCAGGATGGCCCAGCCGGAACCTGCAAAGCCTGAAGAGAAACGTTCGCTGCTGATGCCGCCCATGAAGTACGCATCCCCATAGTACCGGATGCCGTTTGCTGTGGAAAGTAAATAACTCTCTGCGCTGAAGAATAGCATATTCTCCGCCAACCGGGTGAAGGAACCGTCAATACCGATGTGCCCGGACGCTTCCAACGGTTTGTTCAAGCCGAAGAAGTCGGCATCCGTAGCCAGAAAAAAGGTGTCCGAATAACGGTCCTGCCGTTTGTAAAGGCTGGTGGAAGGAACAAATGAAAAAGCGGTTTCATAAGGGTATGGAACAGTTTGACCGCTCTTACTATCTGTACGGTAAACGGTTGAAGCGAACTGAAGCGCACCGTCTTTGCCATAAATATAAGCCCCCATGGAATCACCCATCCGTAGTCGTTTATGGATGACAATCCCTTCGTTCGAATGATCTTCGCGATAGGATGAAAGCAGGTCATCCCCGTAGTTATGCCTGACGGTAAGTGAACCGGGGAAACAGGCGGCACCGTACTTACTGATAAGCGCCGTATCGCCATCGATATCCCATAAGCCGGACTGTAAACGGATTTTTACTGTATCTTCATTGCCAAGAAGTAAATCTCCACCCGCTGCCGCAAGCTGAATATCTTTATCATCCGACCGGATAAGAACAGGAAGACTATTGATTTTTATACCGTAGCCTTGGGAAAAAGATAGGTAGCCGCTAAGATTAGCCGTATCGGAATGGATAGAGAGAACAGTCTTACCTTCTGCGCCCAGATTTACACCCTGCTCCGCTGTCAGGATACCTTTTATATCCGCAGCACCCGTTACTTGAAGTTTGCCGGAAACAGAGGCATCCAGCATGTTCCATGAAATATTGGTAAGATTGGCATTGCCTGCATGATACACATTTTTACCACCGACCTGCAACAGTGCAGGTGTCAGGTAGACACCTGTCTCCCTGTCCGCTCCGATAAGAAGTTCGCCGGATGCGTGCAGAAGAGAGCTTCCGAAATCAATGCGCGTGCTTTCCAAGGTAGCGGTATGGGTTTCGGAATCATACCGGAGTATTTGTTTACCCGCCAAATAGAAATTATTTCCGCCTATTTTCAGGTTGCCGGAAACGATAACGCCCCGCTCTTCCTCTATCTGATAGATATGTAGGATACGCTCATTGGCTATTCCGGCTTCAAACCCGTTATCCGCACGTAACAGACCGCTCATATCGCCTCCGCTCTTCTTCAGATAACCCAAAAAGGCACTGCCGCTGCCTGTGCCGCCTTCACCGGTTACTCCCGACGCAATGGCACTGGCAAAGTTATAAGCCGTGTTGCGCAAGCGGATGGAGGTCTGGTCGCCTTCAGTGACTGTTCCAGCATCCTGCGCGTAAAAGAAGTTGTGGTATAGTTGGGAATAGATGGAATAACAGAGACTGTCTTTGTCCAATTCTCCGATACCGGGTAAAAGTTCTATCATTTTGTATAAGAGGTCTTAGAGAGGAAATTCTGTATCTTGGAAGTCAGTGAAGCAAAGTTCGGCACATTGATAGCAGGCATCGTTCCCATTAATGTAGGTGTTGTAATCTTGGAACACTCGGTGATAAACTCCAGCATCAGTTGTGCCAGCTGGTTACCCAGTACCAGCGGTTCTGTCGCGTTCTCATCACCCAATGCCACTTTTTTATCGGCAAGAGTTACGGTGGTGCTTCCCACTTTTTGCTGAATCTTATCGGTTGTCTGCGTTACTTCGGACTTGTCCACCTTTTGACTGATTAGTTCCGGTTCCAGAGTTTGTACGGCTTCTTTGCCGTCCTTGTTCTTTACGGTGGTGGTTATCTTCTCTGCGGTATATCTGGTGCAACTCTCGTTGCCGGTCTTCGCCAGTTCGTCATAATCCGGAGAGTCATTGCTTTCTGCATCGAGTTCTTCCGTCTCTGTGACTCCGATAATGGTTTCTTCATGGGAACTGAGTTGGATAACCTTTGCATGGGAATAGTTCAGCACGTAGGCATACTTCGTTGCGGCGTCCGTCACGATGGTTACATCCGAGAATAAGGTAGGGACTATCAAGAACCCGCCGGAGTTATCTTTGAGTCCGGCAAGCAATACCCCTTTGTGAATAACCGGTTCGGAAGATGCCGTCTCGTCCGGAAACTCGCCCACGTCAATCGTACCGGCATATTCTTCGTATTCGCTGTCACCCGGGTCATCATGCACCTTGGCAACATACCCGTGAATCATACGCGCCGTACCGATGCCGCTTGTTCCTCCGGGAGACATGTCGATGCGCTCCATACTCCGTCCCAACGCTATTTTTCGGATAGCCTCGGCTATCATTTGCCGGCTGCCGTTACTTGTCTTTTCCATGATCCTGTGTTTTTTTGGTTATTTTACGCGATAAGGTATTTTTATGACCTGCCTGTATCCTTTGGTTGAGAAAGTTGTTTTCATCTCTTCCACGATATATACTCCGTTCTTGCTCGGATTCCGGTCGTCAATCAATTCAACCTGAACGGCAGAGGGCAGTCCGAAGTCACCGAAAAGGGTAATGCTACCGGTTATCCCGTTCAGGTTGTAGCCCTTGAAATATTCAATGGCTTCCTCCACCAGTTTATCCGAATTTATTCTCATGTTCGGTGACATGTAGGGCACGACCGTATACGTGCTTAAATCCACTTTCGTCTTTGAACCCGCACCTGATGCCGTCGTGTTTCCTGTCAGCTTATGTGTCTTTTTACTGATTTGTGTGGCGTTGATTGTCTGGAACTCCTTGCTTCCGGTTTTGCTTGCATCATAATCGGGGTTTAAACGTACCGTCACCTCAAAGAACTTCTCATCCGCTCCCAATGCCTTGGCGGTAACGGCTAAAAATTTAGGGTCCACCTTCAGGACCTTCAGGTTACTTTCCGCTACATGGTAGTTGAAGTATATCTTATAAGGTATCATGCTATCGCTACCCGGAAAGGACGGTTGTGACTTGGAGGATGAATACGGACGACCCACAGCAATCCGGGGCATGGCATCCGGAGAATTCTCATCATACTTCAGGAAACAATAGACCTTGTACTTGCTCCAGTCGCTCAATACGTCGGCGACCGTGAAGTTATCCGTAATCTTGACCTTGCCGATGTTGATGTCAAACCGTTTGGTTTCGCTGTGTATCTCAAAGCCCGTATCTTTGAGCAACTTGTATTTATCTCCCAGCACATCATTCACCTTGGTGGATAGCGGTGTCTCAAACTTGGGAGCCTGTTTGAGTTTAAGCTTGTAAGCCATGTTCTCGCATTGAAGTTCAAACAGATTGTCGGAATTATAGGCAGTGATATAACCGTCGAACATATTTTTGAGTACACCGTCGTATCCGAGTTTGATATTGATACGCTGCCCGGTCTTGAAGGTGTCTTTTCCGACAGCCGCCTGTGAACTTCTCTTTTCAATAATTATTCCGTCCTCCATCACTTCCGTAGTGATACGTGAAGCATCTTTTCCTTCCAGCGTGGCATTACCGATAATGGTACTCCTGTAAACCGTTCCTTTGGGGAATATCACTTTGGCGGTTCCTATCAGTTTCTTATAGGTTTCTACAATCTCTATCTCCTGTACTTCCGTCAGGACAACCGGACGCTGAATCGCCATCGGGTTGGACGGGTCGGCGTCTCCGATGGTTATCTTACAGCAAAGTACGTTCAGGGTGTTTACAGCCATTGCTTTGTCAGGGTTAAGAGTGAAGAAGGATCTACGACCTTGGTACCGAATTGAACCAGCTTCATCCATTTATTCGTATGCTTGATGGCGGTATCCACCTTTTCTTCCGATGCCAGTTTAAGCTCTACCGCCTCGGAAGGTTCTACCGCCACGCAGGAAAGCGTATAGGGCTGGATATTGCGGCAGTCGCTTGCCGGGAAAGAGTAGCTGAGCACAATCAGCTTGTCAATCCTGAACTGGCGAAGAATGGTATTGTCACATTCTATTACGCCCTTGTACTGCATCAGCTTCAGGAATTTGCTGACTTCGGCTTCCGGGTATACATCGGGGTATTTGCTGGTTATCTTGCCACTGATATTTATTTCCAGGTCACCTCCGGAAACAAACTCCTTTCGGGTATAGTCACGCCCCTGCACGGTAGTCAGGACAATGTTATTCCTGCTGCTTACCTGCACATGCGGCTGAAGGTCGGCAAACGTAACCAGCCCGTATTTGGAATTGGTTTCGATTTTCATTGTCCCGGTATCAAAATACATCCCTTCCGCACCAATGGAAAGCTCCAGATAATCAGGAACGACATTACCCGCAATCGTATCGGAATAGTTCTTCTTTTTGGCAACTGCCTGCTGCTCACTGATTAGTTGGTAGTATTGCCCCGTTTTATTGGCTATACTGGTCTGGGACTTTGTTTGCAGGTACTTGTCCCTCTCTTTCTGTTCCCAGTATTTCAGGTATCTGGGATAAGAGCGAAGCATCCCGTAGGCAAGCTGGGATGTCGTCTGGACGAGCGCACGTTTAAGGATTTGCTTGTCCTTGCTAAAGTATTGTACCTGTCCGTCTGCAAACTGCGACAATCCCATTCCCAGGGCACGGCGGGTGGCATCACTCACATAATTCTCCGCGCTGCCACTGCCGATGATGCCACCGCTCAGCAGGGTACTTACACCGATATTGATTAGTCTGCTCATTATTAGTTATTTATTGGTCTTATGAATATTATGCGTTCCAGGATGCGTCAAAGTCATGGACGACATCAATGAGCGCCTGTGCCAGTTGTTCCTTCAAGTCTTTTATTTCGTCCTGTTGTCCTTCGGGGGATTTCAGGAGGTCAATAGTTCCCACGCTCAGAAGATTAGTGATTTGTACGATGACCTGTTTAGGGGCGGCTGAAGAAAGCTTGCCCGTGCCGCTGTAATTCCCGCCTGCCATACCGTCATCAGCCCCGTCGGTAGTTACCCGGAGCGTATCGTTTGGATTGTCGTTATAAACCGGCTCGTTGGCATAAAGCGATGCGTCAAATCCTGCTTTTTTGATGATATTCTCAGCAATCTGCTCACTGCCGCCATATTTTTCCCGAAGCGTTTTCATCATTTCGATCAACCTGCCCTGTACACGCTGCCTGGCGGCTATGATGTCACTGACCTCTTCTTCGGTCGCATTTTTTCCGGGTTCCTTCTGTAGCCATTTCCCGTCCTTCATATAGAACCCTTCCTTGCCCAGTTCGGAGAAACTGAATCCGCTTTCCCGAAGTCTTTTCATGGCGCCACTCCGTGACCTCAGGGCATCCAGGTAGCTTTCCGCACCTACACGGATGGAGCGCACTACCTCGCTATTCTGGTAACCGGCGAAAGTCGGGGTTTGCGCTGCCTGACGGGCGGTAATCTTGTCCATGCCGGGATTGTACATCACCTTCCCGTTTTGGTAAGTGTACAGGCTCTTGTCCAGCAGTTTGGGGTTGTACTTGTAGTTATGGTCGATATTTTTTATGAAAGCGCTTACCTCAGAGGCATTGGAAAGCTTGCCCAGCTCCGCATAGGCGGAGTTTATCTGTTGCTGCCCGCTCTTGCGGGCGATGATATGGATAGCATCCTTCGTATTTTTCTGGTAAGCGTCATCGTACGTATAAGTGGGTGCCGAATGGGTCTGCGAGGCTGCCATGCCGGAGAGCAATGCCCTCCACCATTCGCTTGTGAACGCCCCGATTTTCTGCCCGGATTCTTCTTCCAATGTCTTGCCTTCCGTCACGTTTGCTACCGCCTCTTTGGTTTTCAACGCCTGGAGGTAAGTATCCCGGAGTGACTTATGCAAGGCGTCTATGGAAGGATAGTGGTATTTCTCGTTGGAATTGACTTCTTCCAGCACGGCATCCTTCGCTTTCTTCACCTGCCATGTCTTGTAAGCTACCCATCCTAACGCACCTACCAAAGCGGCAATACCCGCAGTAGCCGCTACTGCACCCGCGCCCATAGCGGACAACGAAGCGGCGGCTCCCGTAATCCCTGTTCCGGTCGCTACCTGATTGGCAAAAAGGGATGTGAAGGCGGTACGTGCGGCCAGCCCGCCTGCCCCTGCCATTCCGGTGGAAGCAAGTGCCTGCATCATGGCTCCTTTGCCTGTAATTCCTGCACCACGCAGGGCGGTTACGATACTGCGCTTGTTTGCAAAGGACAAGGCTCTGATGGCACCGCCTCCGCCAGTCAGGGAAGCGATCAGCTGGAGCGTGGAGGATGCGACAGACTGTTTGCCGATAAAGCCGATGGCTACCCCTAAGTTTGTCACGGCACCGGCAAGCTTGAAGATACGGGTGGCTACAAAGCCGGTGAACAATAAGGGTTCTATCCAATGAAAATTACGTGCCATCCATGTGCCGAGATTTGCCAGCACGGAACATACATCCAATAGCGCACGTCCGATAGAGGCAATGCCCCGTGCAAATTCAGGAGCTTTGAATTTATTCAGGAAGTCTTTCAATAGGCTTTTGATGACGGGCTCCACCACTTCGTAAGCCTGCATGAAGCTTTCCGTCAGGGTGGACGTCACCTGTGCCCATAGCCCCTTGGTCGTATTCTGCTTGACAAGCGCCAGCTCTTCCGAGATACCATGGCTGGCACGGTTCTGGGTGGTAAGCACCCGGAGTTTGTCATAATTGACCACGAATTGCATCGCTGCATTGCCACCGATCTTCGAGAAAATGGCAATCATGTCCTCCATACTCGCTCCGGCGTCATGCAGGTCCTTGAAAATCTCTGCCAGCGGACGAAGCTTTTCTACTTTTTTGCCTGCTATCTCCGTGAATTGGGTAAACTTGACACCGAGCCTGTCCAGTGTTTCTTCCGCCTGTTTGGTAGGTTTGGCGAAGCGGGTGGACATGGCACGCAGGGCGGTTCCCGCCATGGTGCCTTTCATGCCCGCATTACCGAGAATACCGATGGCAGCCGAAGCTTCGGAAAAGTCCACACCGGAGAGTTTCAGATAGCCCGCAGCCATTTTGAAGCTTTCCGCCATCTCGACCACGTTCACGTTCGCACGGGAGATAGTAGAGGTGATAATATCCGCAACGGCACCCATGCTGCCACTGTTGATATTGTAGCCGGACATGATATTGGTTGTCAAATCGGCAATGAGCCCCACATCGTTGTCACCTATGATCGCTAAGTTGCTGATGGGGCGCATGGAAGCATTGATAGTGGCGATATCCATGCCTGCCATGGCGAGAAACTTAGCTGCCGAAGCAATCTCAACAGCGGTGAATTTGGTTTCCACACCGATCTGCCGCACGTTATAGGACATCTGCTGGAAACGTGTCTCAAAGGTAGACAGGTCACTGTCCGCCACTTTGAGGATACTACGGGCGGATTCCATGATATTGCTGTAATCCACCGCCGAGGATAGTTCGGACTTGACAAAGCTGTAAGCCATGTAAGCATTGAACATGTTTACCAGTGGCAGGTTGCGTATGGAAGGACGGCGACTGTACTGAAGGCGGTTAATAGCCGCGCGTCGTTTGCTCCCGTATGCACTTTCACCTGCGGCAACCTGTCTCTGCATATTTCGTACAGAGTGGGCGGCATTACGTTTCTGTTCGCGTTCCTTTTCCCGTTGCAGGCGGGCGGCTTGGGCGGCATCGTGTTTGTTCCGGCGTTCCTGTTCCCGTTCCTGACGCAGGATACGCTCTACTTTCGCCTTTTCATAGTATTCGTAATTCTTTGCCCTGCGTTCCAGCCACTCGTTCGTATGCTTGAAAGCATCCTTTTTCTTCTGTATGTTCTGCCGGTATTCCGCTTCCTGACGTGCTTCTATTTCCCGCATCATGCGGGCTTCGCTTGCCTTGCCATACTGTTTTTGCTGCCGTTCCCACACTTTGTCCGTCAGGATGGAGCCGGTCTGGAATACGTGGGTGGCAGCGGGTTGCGTTACTTTGCCATTACCCATTTGGAAGGGCATATTGATATTGGATGCCGTTTTAATTTGCCTGAGAAGGCCGAGTATTTCTGTCAGGCGGTTTTTGGCTACGTCTGTCCTGATGTTAATTTCCCGTCCGGTTTCAAGGCTGGTAAGGGCAGAATTGATTTTGCCGATCACACCGGTTACTTCCCGCTGTTTCTCATTGACCGTCTTCAGAGACTGGGAAGCGGTTTTGCGGATGCTTCTTTTCTGCGCTTCCAGTTCTTTCTTGCCCACCAGCGCCTTTGCCTGTGAGCGGATGGTGTTGGTGTCGAGCTTCTGCCCGGCATTGATGACCACATTGATACCGGTTGTGAGCTCCTTGATATCCGTCAGTAACGCCTTGATGCTTTCCAACTTCTTCTCGCTCTTGCTGGTATCTATATCGAACTTATAGGTATATTCCCGCTTCCTGCCCTTGGGGCGGAACACTTTGTCAATGTGCTGCATCATGTCATTGACACTATTGACAGCCGGCATGAAATTACTGCGTGCGTCACTGAGCTGCTTCATCGCCTTGGCGAATTTCTCGACTTCCTGCACGCCTTCGGTGGCGGTGACGTTGATACTGTAATTTACCTGATAATCTTTGACTTGGGACATAATGCGGATAGATGGTTAGGTTCGGGTAAGAATAGGCTAAAAGGAGAACGTACGATTAAAAAGAAAAACCCTGCCGCTTGTAAGAACGGCAGGGAAAAACAAATAAGAGTAATGAAGAATAAAATGAGAGAACAAGAAAAAAACGTACAGGTGATGAATCAGACAGACAATGTAGCATTGGCAGTCCCTGTAATCATCATCTGGTAATGCAGCCAGAGAGCATCCTCCGATAACAATGCGAACTCTTCGTCATCAATGGTTTCCAGATTCACGCCGGGAAAGTAATGACGAACATATATCAGTCTTTGTCGGATACGTTGTTCGTCATGTACTTCCCAGCGGGCTATAAATTTACCAGAGTGCTTTGGCGGGTGGAGATGATTTCAGAAAGCTGTCCCATCAGACCGAAGAGGAAAAGGCTTTCATCATCTACCAGTTCCTTGTCACCATCGACAAAACAGTCTTTGGCAAGCGTCTTCATTGCCATTACCTCGTCTTTTTTGGAGGCGGCCATGAATTTACTAAACTGGGGAAAGGTGGGCTCGCCCATATAGGCTACATATACCTCTTTTTCCCCGCAGGAGGTGTCACCGAATACGACAAGGGGATAGATTTTTCTCAGTTTCTTGTCTGCTTTGAGTGTTTGGGCTTTTTCTTTGATTTCGGTTTCCTGTTGGAGTGTGAGTGATTTTTCTTCCATAATTTCAAAAGTTATTTCTCAGGAATAGGGGAAAGTAAAGACGATATGTTGAATAAGAAACAGAAAATAGGTTATGACTCCTTTATGATGTTAATAATGTAAGGTATGTCTGCGTACTTTAATCTATATTTGATACTTTATTTTCTTCTTCAAAACTAAATACCTTTTATTCTAATCTTTTTGAAAAGTCCTAAAATAAACATATATTTGTCATCGGCTATGGGATATACTGGCTAAAACAAGAAACCACCCCGGAGGGTGGTATTTTGCTGTAAGCCTTCTTATTGAATAAAAGTGATTTTCTTTTAATAAAGAAAATCCAGAAGACTAAAATACATTAATGTATAATAAAGTGAGGATGCCGAAGCGAAAGTTTAGAATAAAAGTTCCTTGTCATTTTACAACTTACATTTTTTGTGAGCAAACCTTACCGGATTACGTTTTTCGTAATTGTTCCGTTAGGATGATAAGTACCATTTTTCTATAGTAGATGTTTACCCCATCGGTTTACCCATCTACACCTCCTTGTTTAAAGTCGCTACCCTCCATAGTCCGACATTGCAAATTTAATAAAAAAAAAGATATAATGATAGATGTACCTGGAAAAACTTTAAAACAGATAACAAAACTCAATCTTTCAGGATTAGACTTGAAAGAAGTACCCGAAGACGTTTTTTTATGCACAAATCTGACAAAATTAGATTTGAGCCACAATCAAATATGCCGAATCCCAAAAGAAATAGAGAAACTAAAAAAGCTCAAAGTCTTGAATATATCATATAATCAAGTTAAACAGCTTTATGCATCTGTATTCAATTTACCTGCTTTAGTAATTTTAGATATTAGTCATAATAAGATAAAATCAATACCCAAACAAATCTCTAATTCTAATATCCAGTCATTAATTGCTTCTTATAACGAAATAACTCACATAGAATACGAGGATTTAGATAGAATAAAGAAACTTGTTGTAAGAAATAATCAAATAGAAAGATTTGAACTTTCAAAACCATTAACAAAATTAGAACAATTATGGATAGGTTCTAACCCAATAAAACATTTTACTATAACAAAAGAAATGCTGCCGTCTTTGAAGTATTTATATTCTTATACAGGTACAACAGAAGAAACATGGAACCATAAATACCTTGATTTTTGTCGATGCAATGGGAATAGCATACATTTGTTTGTAAGTAGTACCGAAGAGTGCAATAAAGTGAATATTCCTATAAAAGAAAATAAAACCATGAAGATATTTGTAAGTTATTCGCATGAAGATAAAAATTGGCTGGATTTTGTCAATAAGTACTTAACATCACTAAAAAAATACTATCCCGAAGTTGTCCCTTGGAGTGACCAAAATCTTCGAACAGGAGACAAGTGGAAAGAAAAAATCGAAGAAGCTCTAAATGATGCAAATATTGCGATTTTGTTAGTTTCTACAGATTTTTTAATCTCCGATTTTATTTCTAATAAAGAGGTACTTCCATTGTTGGAGAATGCCCAAAAAAAAGGAACTAAAATATTCTCGGTAATTCTCAGTCCTTGTATGTTTGAGGATTCTGAAATCAAAGACTATCAGGCGGTGAATAGTCCTGGTCCTGGGGGGACTCTTGAAGAGTGTACTAAATCAGAACAGAAACGAATAATGTTAAAGCTGATAGAGGATATCAAATCGTGTTTATAATTTATGTTTTGAGTTTCTTCTTCTCCCATAACGGAGAAGCATAATCTTAATAGTTTTGAGTTGTATAGCATTTTGTCTGTAGCGAAAATCTTAAATTTACAAAAAACAATTTATGATTAAATCTTTTGAATGTAAAGGATATTGGTTCTTGCCTAATAATCCAAATAGAAAAATCTCAGGTATTTTGAAATATATTCCTAATGAAATACTTAAACTTGAATTGATTGGTAGTTTTGGAGAGAAAATGTTAGAAGATTTCCTGCATACAGAGGAGGTTGCTGTCATTCATGGGATAACATCTGAAAATAAGAAAGTGACATTATTTCACTGTTTTCCAGGCGGAAGCTGTCATATTGAATCATCTTTTTCTTTAAGAAATTATTCTGTAAAATACTGTCTTGTAGGTTGTTATTTAGCTGATGAAAAAGATTTGTTATTTAATAAAATTAGCGTAAAAACACTGCTCTTGAATTTATTTTACAAGCCACAGGTCATTCAGAAGGATTTCAAATTAAACGAAAAGAATATAATCAAAGAAATTAACTTTTCATTACTAACGGATGCTGCAAAAAAATCTTGTGATTATGATATAGGAAGTAATTATTTCATTCATTTTAGTTCCAGTGCATCTGTAGATGAAAATCGTTCCGGAAATCAGATAGAACTTACTCAAAATGCAAACTTTACAATAGAGAAACGCGGCGAAAAAACGGATGTTCTATCATTAATTTATAAAACCCATCTTTTTCTCGAATTTATATCTTTAGCAGCTATGCGATCAGATAGAATAACAGATGTAGCATTATATGGTATTGATAATCCTTCTGTAAATAATAAGCAACCTGTTAAATTGTATTTTATAGACCATGATATACCCCTAAATTATGATAATAGAGCACATGAATTTATATTTAGATACGAGGATATAGCAGATGTGTTCCAGTATACAATTAAATATTGGTATGATGTTGATGAAAATATTGAGCCTATCCGCTCTCATCTAATATCAAGTATTAAAGATAAAGAAATATTTGACACTTTAGATTTTCTAACTCTTGTTCAAGCATTAGAAGGATATCATAGGCGTTTTGAAAACTCAGGAAGGCTTAAACTTAAAGATCGGTTAGAAAGATTAGTTGAAAAATTTTCAGATATTGATAAGGTTAGAAATTCCAACTATCCACTTGAAGCAATTGTACAATCAAGAGATTATTATTCTCATTTTTTCGATAAAGACGAAAAGCCATTGTTATTATCCCACATTGAATTACTAAAACAAACAGTACAACTAAGACTATTACTTATTTCCTGTACATTGCATTTAATAGGCTTTGACAATCAGAAGATCAATAATATGCTCAATAGAACTTATAATAATAAATTACGATTAATAGAGTAGTAAAAAAGAAGGGAGGGTGTCAAAATGAAGTGAACACCCTGAGAAGTGACAGATTATAACTAACAGGCATAAAAGAGCCATATCAAACCCTATTTTTTTGAGTAATGATATGACTCTTTTGGTTGTTAACGAGGGTAGTCAAGTTTCAGATTAAAAGTTTAGTTTCTCTAAAATTGAGTTTTGACCTCAAAAAGATTGTTATCCTATAGTGATGTCAAACGGATTCAAATCGTATTCGTGTGTAATGTTAGTATCATCCTGCTGGCTCTCCATCGCATCCTCGGAAAAGATACACCCCTTCAAAGTGACGGTAGTTGTCGTCCAATCGTCCGATGCCATAGGATTGGCGAAGGAAATGATAAGGTCAAACTCTCCGATATCCATTAAACTACCGTAAGTGCTTCTCAACATCTGTTGGGTAGCATAATCCATTGTAATAGATGCCGTATAAGTAAGGTTCCCAAACCCACGGGACACGGGTCTTCCGCCCATGCCGTAGTTCGATTCGATTTTCCTCTTTTTATTCCACTTGATACCGGAAACACCTTCAAGAGTCGTGCTCCCTTCGTCAATTTCCAGAGCAGTTGAAGCAAGCGTTATCATACTCCAACTGTAAGCTACATTATTTATAATTGCCATAGTATTAGATTTTCAGGTTAGATTATTTCGTTGTCAGTGACAACCCTTCTTCCACATAAATTTTAGTAGCTACTCCAACGGGCACCAGTACATACCCGATGCGCAACGTGTCATTGAGAAGTACGTTCTGATTGGCGTCAATCGTTACCGCATAACCGGAAATCTCCTGTGCGGTCTGCATCTTGGCAAGCACATCGGAAATCAGTGTCTTGAAAGCGGTGATTTTGGAAGGTGCAAGCAAGCCGGTTGCCGGATTCACCATCAGCGGCGCGTTCACATAAGGCAGCAGGGCGGCACGGACTGCACGGCGGGACTTGTTTATCGTGCGGTTCCGGGCAATCGTACGGTAATCCCCGGTAGAACAAGTCTGATCTTTGGAGAAGTATATGCCGTTCTCTAATCCGGCATACTTGATCGGAAAGATGTATCCTTTCTCGTCCAGATCATCCAGCAGCGTGGGTGAGAGTGATTCATACAGATTCGTGCTGGTAAGCTCTTCCTGCGCCGTCTGGTTGATATCCCCGAAGCCCAGTTCGATTGCCTGAAAGTCGTCACTGAACAGATTGAATTGTTTCACCCATGCGATTGACTCGTGTACGTTAGCCCGTGCCAGACAACCAAGTGCCGCCCCGATGACTCCCACCGGAGTATGGTTCTTATTGCATTTCTGTATGGTGGATACCAATTCGGAACATGCCTGCCCGAACACAACTGATGTACGGCTGGATTCACAGATAGCGGTCGGGATTTTATTCAGGTCCACTTTCAAACCTTCTGCCGTGTTGGCTCCGGTGCTGGAACAATTGGCTGCCAGGATGACCGAAAGCGGTTGGTTCTGTTCTGCCAAAGCCACCGCCTTGTCATTGACGGACTTAACCAGGTTCAGGTTGTACTTTTCCTCGGCACCGTTAAGCTTCCACTGGGGCTGTTCCGTCCAGATTCCAAGTTGATTGATTGTACCGCCTGCCGCACGCTGCATGATATCAACGGCATCCCAACCCGCAGAACAATCGGCGAACATTACATACAGCCTGCCGTTGCCGTCAATGTTGCCTGACATGCGGAAGAACTCGGAAATATGATAGTACGGGATGCCGTGGAAGAAGTTCACATTGCTTTCTTCATCTTCCGTCGCTTTCACCCGTTCAATGATACCGAAGTCTTTAACCGCCGATTTGCGGCTGGTGATATAAAGCACGTCATTGAGTTTGACGTTGTTCTCGTTATTCTTCCCGTAACCGGCTGTAAAAAGCTCCGGTTGCAGGGACACGTCGAAAAGAAGGCCGGTAACTTTCTCATTACCGGTTGCTCCGCTGTAAGGGATATTACCGTCCGTATCCTTGATATATACGTTTCCTAACATTGATTTTAAGGGTTAAGGTTGGGTGAAATAAGGATTTTTGTAAAGGGTTGCCATTTCGCGAAGGTTTTCCGGCGTGTCCGGGGTATAGATGCCCCCCTGTTTATCCAGGTACAACTGCTCGTAATTCGGAAAAGCCTGTAACACGGAAAGCACGTACCCATCCGGTTTGGCTTCGGTTTTGGCTGCGTCCTTAACTTTAGTTCCGGCTTCGACCTGAGCCTTGGTTTCAGGGTTTATTACTTCCGGTTCCCGTGCGATGGAAATTTCTTCTTCCGGTTTGATTTGTTTTGCCATAGTCGTCGGTTATAAGGTTTAAAAAAAAGGGAACAGGTCGTGTTCCTATTCCCCTGTCATAGAGTTAAGATTTAAGGTTCTCAGGTGGTAGGCGTTTTCTTGTAAGCGGTATGCACCACAATCTCACCCGGTCGGACGATGTTCACGTCCATTTTCATGCGCATCTGGAAGAAGAACAGCTCTGAATTGGATTGCAGGCGGTCCACTTTCAGTACTTCGGTGTCATTCGCATAATCAACGCCCAGCCAAAGGTTCGATTCCATACCGGTAGTAAACTCTCCCAAAACAATCGTATGCTCAGGTATGCCTACCAGGGGAATAATGCGCTTCCCCTTGAAGCGGTAACGGTTGATTTCAGTATTTTCGGAGTACTTCACCAGCTTATCACTGACGTATTGGTCATAGGCATCCCAGTCCTGCCATGAAATTAGAAAAGTCAGTCCCGCTTTCTTACGGATTTGTTTGGGACATTTCTTCCACATACCATAGAGCGCCTTTTCCACTGCCGCACCGTCCGGAAGTTCGGTATTGCCCGCAAGTACACATTGACCGCCCGCAATGGTTTCCTTGTCCGTGGCGTTGATATTGTCGATGATGCGCTTGATAACACCGTCGAAATATTTTTCCTTGCCACGTCCGATGATAAGAGAGTCTGCCGGACAAGTAATTCCCGCCGCTGCCGAACCGCCTTTTGCGCTCGTCCATATAGCACTTCCGATGTATTCATTCTTTTTATCAATCAATAAACGCAACATGGTTGCCTGAATCTTCGGGTCGAGCTCACGGAAGACCAAATTGCCCTCAGGCTGTGCGAATTTCCAATATTTCTCATAGTCACGTGGGTTAAACTCCAGATAGACCATAAACTCCTGCGGAATCAGGTAACGCTCTGTAAATTCGTACTCGTTCTCTCCGTTTTCCCCTTTGGCGCCATGGGTGCTTGTCGGAGTGGGCACATTGTCCTGTATGACATCACCCAGACGGATACTGGGTAAAGTGTATTTGTGCTGGATGCCTGACTTGATATGAATCAGTCCTTCTTTAAAAGTGTCGTTTCCCTGCGCGGTGTAGGTGAGCAAGTCCTCAAGGACTTCACCATTATAACCGTTCTGGAGAAAGGATACAGTATTTGCTGCTTCTGCCATGTTATTTCTTTAGATTTAGGTTGTTAAGGTTATTGATTGTCAGGACATCTTCTTGAACTCGAAGCTCTCACCGACAACGGCGTTCACTTTTTCCGCCATCTTCTCTTCCGCCGTCCTGGCAGCCGTCTTAGCTGCCTGCACATTGTCCGGGTCAGTGGCAATCTCATGGGTGATCTTCTCGCGGGCAGGGATGGATGACAGTGTCTTTTCAGCCAGTGTGTAATTGGAGCCTGCCATTTCCACCCATTGCACCTTATTCTCTTTTTCGATTTTGCCTTCCGTGATGGCATCCTCGACAAGCTTGTCGATACGCGCTTTCTTTTCATCGGCTTCTTTCTTTTCAAATACACTCAATTTGACTACCGTCTCCGCCAGGTCTTTTTGCAAGTTACCGATGCTGGCATCCTTACCGGCAATGACTGTCTGCGCATCCGTCAGTTTCCGGTTGGCTTCGGCAAGGGATGCCTCCACGTTCATCAGCGCGGAGATACGCGACATGACATCCGTCACTTCGAATTTGTCCTTGATTCCCAGGCTTGCAGCTACTGCACCCAGTTCAAAGGGGATTGTTGTTTCATTCATAGTATTCAGGTTAATATTCTTTTGTGCAGGAGTAGGATTGTTGCCGGCTTCTGCGGTTATTTTTGTCATTACGTTTTGGATAGCTTCCGCGTCTTCCAACCCTGAAATGCTGTTCTTCACTTTCTCACAGAGCTGGGGACAGGTGTGCAGGATGTTTTTCTCAGGTATGATACCGGCGCTGACCGCTAGTGCCGCGTCGAAATAAGTGCCGTCTTTTCCGGTCTCGCCCGCCATGATACTTTGTACTTGTTCGGCAGTAAGGGAAAACCGCTTGCGGTAAATCGTTTCAATCTGCCGGGTGAAGGCTTTGACAAGCTCCGAGGCTTCCCCTTCTTCCGCCGACGGCAGGAAAGGATTGTGAATCATAAGAATAGAGTAGTCACGCATCAGGGAACGTTTGCCAGCCGCCCAGAGTACCGAACCCATACTTGCCGCCATCCCTTCGATGATACACTCGGTATCTATGGTTGAATTCTGGATAATGGCATAAGTTGTCATACCGTGTAAAACGGAGCCGCCCTCACTGTTAATCAGCACTCTGATAAGTGACGGACGGACAACCGTTTCAAGGTACTCGAACTCTTCATTAAAACGTGCTGTTGATTCAGCAGTCACCTTGCCAAAGAAACGGATCATGCTTACCCCGCCGGGTTGGACTTCTCCGCAAACAAGTTGAAGATCGTTGGTTTTCATAGATTGGATTAAGGTCTATTTAATTCTTTTCCCAAGTATAGGGACGACCATTCTCAAATAGGTTATTCTACTATATAAAAGATTACAAAATACAATAGGGGTATATTTTGCTATTAAGACAAATAATTATTATGGATAAAAACTGTTATTATGTTCCAAGATAATTAACTTTGTATCCATAATGAAACGTACTATGAAATGTAAGTCTAATGGAAGCCTATGAAATATAATTATAGTAGACTTACCATTTACAAATAGCCTTGATAGTGCATATTTCTAAAGTCGATTATTTAGATAAGAAACTATGAATAATATAGAAAATTCCAGAAAGTATTTAGAGGCCTTTATGAAAAGTCATTTTTGTGATTATTTTATGACTATGAATGAATACAGACCTAATCATGGATATGGAGACTTTCCAAATTCTTCTGAAATAACTCAATGCATGAGGAATATTGTTGGTAATATGGAAGAATATTTTTCAGACATAAGTATACCTGAAAAATATGCTACGCCAGAATTATTAATTCGAGCTGTAACAGAGTTTATCTATTCATTAGAGTCTTATAGTCCCAAATTTAATGAATCTATAAAATCATTTTCAAATCCTGATTCTGTTCCAGCACCAATATATCAAATAAACAGCAGGAGGATAGAAACGATTCATGCTTGTAATCATTTTATCAAAATGGCAAAACAAGAACTAAGTGAAGTGCAATTCAAGTCAGATGATTTAAAAAAAATAACGTTAACTAAACTTCTCCATTTAGCAAAGAATTTATCTATAGGTACATGGATTACGATAGGTGGTGCATTAATATCAGTCATTAGTTATGCCGTAATAAAATATGAATCAACCGTCAATGATCTAAATACAGACATCGAAAAATATAAAATTCAACTCTATTTAGAAAAAGAAGAAAACGACAGTTTAAGGAAATCTATATCTACTCTTACTTATGAAATTGGCAAATTAAAGCAACAGGCGAACGACTTTTCTGTAGAAAAAGAAGAGGCTTATAAGAATTAGTTCTTACGAGCCTATATATCTAGTATAATTGAGAAATAATCAATATTCATTGTGCGTAGATTCATAATTCTATTTTTTATCACCTTCCATAAAACTAGAAGTATCTGTATAACTGGGTGTCTTGTGGTTCCCGTGACTGTCCTTGTCATGTTCCGGTGCGTCATCATGATTGGTGAAGGGAGGCATGACCACATATCGTTCTACCCATTTGCGGTATTTCCAGGCGGAAGACTCCCGGAACCACACCTCGTAATCCACCCAGTAAGCCTGTAACATATTCGTTGTGGTGGGCATGTCGAAATAAAGCAGGTTACATCGTTCGTTCAGGGCGGGTTCGTAACTTTTTGCGTCCTGAATAGCCATGTTGATGCGCTGGAAGACACGGAAGGGCTCGCACTCCATGTTGTCATCGCCATTATTCAGATTGTTCAGGATGAAGCGGATACGCATTGTCGCCCTGCCTTCCCCGATTCGTTGTTGCTGTACCAGATACCTCACATTGGTGAAATGTATAAAGACAGCCGGAAACGCCGTCTCATATTCCATATTGTCCGAACGGATAATCCGGTCAAACTGCCCGTTGTCCATCCGGATTGTTTTGAAGTAAGGGGGAGTCAAAGGGTTTTCCGGATTCTCACGCAAAGTGAGCAAAGCCCGGCGTACGGCTTCGTACATGTTTACAAAAGGATTTTCCGATACCTCTTCCGGGATAACAACATCTTTCCCGTCGGGAATAACCTCTGTGGTGCCTTTCTTGGTTTCTTTGTCTTTTATCATGGGAATTTCTTGAAAATGATAGGTACGTAATGTTCGTTGATATAGTCATCCAGTCTGTCGGAAAAGCCGATGAATTGCCGCTGGACCGGCTTGCGGGTGGAGTATTGATTGACGGTATAAGGAGTAAGTTTTTCGTCCGTATTGTTAATGGCCGCATATCCTTTGCCCTTCCTGTTGCGCCCTCTCTTTCCTTTCTCTACAAAGCTTTCAGCGTCGGTTTCTATTTCATAAACATACTGCCGCTTGAAACCGAACTCATGCATCTTCATCAGGGAGCCGTGGTCTTTGTCTTTAAAAGCGCCCTTGATGCTCTCTTTCAGCTTACCCGTGTCAATCATAACGGGGTGGGTAAACTTTTTGCCCCACTTGGAGGTACGTGTTTGCCAACGGTTACCGCTGGCGTAGAACCCACCCTGTGAAAAAGACATCTGAAAGAAACGTCGGGAGAAGGCGCCGGCTGTGGTGGCGAACTCTGAGGCGTTATAAGCCAGCCGACTCGTCAGGGATTGCCTGCCGGGCGTCGGGACCCACTGCGCACAAAACTCAGCAAGGCTTATCTCTTGCATAACAGTTTGTCTTTGATTCGTTTGATAATTGTTTGCAGCCGGGTATGCTTCCGGAAGTCAGAAGTAAAGTACGGATGTACACCAGAGAATATTTTACCCTTCATCGCCAGGCTCTCCGCAAAAACCGGATTGACTTTTTTCCGGAAGTCGTTCTTCAGGGAAGCGGAGACGGAAGCTTCATTGCCGTCTGAAAGCAGGTAACAACGGCAGCCCCACTCAATAGGCGGGATAAGGTCTGAAGGGAAGCTGTTTTTCGGATAAGTTAGCCCTTCGAGTGCCTGATGGGTGTCCCGTACCCGTTCGTCACCTTGGGTCATATAGGTTATCCATGTATCCGGAGACTGGTTTATCCACCACCCGGCTATACCGGCAGCAAACAGCACCTGTTCGTTTTCCGTTTCCGCATACGTCAGGTTGTATTTTTCACAGATTTCTTCGTAATCCTCAAAACCTTCATCCTGCGAATGTTCCCGGACATCCTTCATCATGGCATATTCCTGGGCCGCCGCAAACTCCACGAGGTTTTTGATGGCGGCCACCAGTATGTCCCGTTCCTCCTTTTCCTGTAAAGTGGTAAAGTCGTTATGATTTCTCAACAGCTCCAACGCCCTGTCAAAGTCTATTTTCAAACCTTCCAGTACACTGGAATAAAGGGAGGCGGTGCGTAGCATGATGATTTCTTCCATGATGCGCCATGATTCCGCACTGTTTTCCAATGAATCCATCAAGCGGCGGAAAGCGTCGAGAATGAGCAGGTACTCATCCTTTGTCCGGTCTTCTTTGAATTCAACCCGGGCAGCGGATACTTTTTCCATACCGGGGAGCGGGTTACCGCCTAATCGCTCCCCATCAGAAAAGATGTCACATTGTTGCTTCTTCCATGACCGTACCTACGATAATACTCTTCCTCGGACATGATGTGCCGGTCGTGGGTATTTCCTTTTTTCTCCGTGCCCATCCCCGTATCTATTTCCAACAGGTTCAGCTGCTTGCCTACGATGATACCAAACTCTTTCTCAATCTCATCGGGAGCCACTTCATACTTGTCGGTAATCAGTCCGTAAAGTTTGATCCGGTCCTCGTTGTTCATCTCGATGCGGTTGCTGTACTTGAACTCCAGACCGTCGGCGATATATTCCATCGACACCAGACGAGGCAACACCTCTTCATTGAATACGTTCTCGATGTAGCGGCGGTACACCTCGATGCGCTCCCGGAAGATATCCTGGTGTGCCTTGGTGGAACCTACATAACTCTGCATCCCGCCCGCCATGGATTCGGAGCCTAAAATAAGATTGGCTACTTCCTTGTTTACAAACTCGATCAGGCTGGTGTAAATCTTCTCGGAGTTGGACATGGTGAACGCCTTGATTTCGATTTCGTCTTCCAGTCCCGTGACGACCACCTTGTTCTGCGCGGCATTGGCTATCTCATTGGCAAGTCTTTTTCTATCCGTATTGCTTTCCGAAACACTTTTACCCACAATGATAGGCTGGCCGTACGTGTGGCTGAAGTTTACATAGTTGGCTACCGTGAATTTTTTTGCCAGGATTAAAGGAGTTGTAGCCGAGAACAGCCCCAAGTCTCCCGAATTTATGAGAATGTAGTTTCTACGATAGGTTCTGGAATCCAGGTCCCAGTTCGGTAGCCAAATGCCCTGACGCTTGACTACAGTACGCTGTTCAGGAAGCACATTGCGCCTTTCGACGATGTTCACTTCCGCCAGTTTGCCTGTACGGGAATCAATGTCCGGCATAATCTCCAGCAGTGTATAGCCGTAGAGTTTGGCCTCCACTATGCCCCGTATAATCTTGTCGAACTGGGTGCCCTGGATTTTACGTGTTTCCTCCACGTCCTTGACATATTTCCCCTTCTCGTTCATCCGTGCCAGCATATAGCGGTCGCCCAGAATTTGTGACTCCAGCGTCTCAAGCACCGAACGGATATGTGCGTCTTGTTGCAGGCAGGCATCATAAAGGTCAATCAAACGGCTACGGTCGTCCAGTACCGTGCCCTGCACCAAGTTTCCCCGTACCGACTTGTACCGGTTATTGCGCTCGATCTCCCGGACATATTCCTGTATGGTTTTCTTCGAGGTACGGAAGATACTTTCCAATAATTCACGATTAAATGAGCCCTCTGAGTTTACATTCATAGATTTAGGTTTATTTAACAAGGTATAGGGAGAGAGGTAACTACTCAGGTATAAAGTCATATTGATACTTCTCACTGTTCAAGAACAGCAA